CCCCTATTACCCCCTATAATCCCCCTAACATCTTCCGTGCTCCCACTTTCCCTCCCCGTGTGTTTAGCGCGTCCGCGGGCGTTATATGCGCCAGCGCGCGCGTTGACGGAGCCGGGTGTGCCATGATAGTTCAAAAGTGAATAAATAACAGTTATGCGAAATTGTAAACTGATTCTTTCACATATCTCAAAACTACATCGTTAACCAACAGAGCAGTCTGTAGGCGAGAACTGGCGTGAGGTTCGGACTGGTGGATGGTCTGCGACTATTCCAGAGATGGAGAATTGACTTCATTTTGTAGTCGGTTGGATATGTAAAAATGTTGCATAGCTGTATGGGAGTTGATTACAGATTGAAAGCAGCTGACCAACAGGAGCAGTCTGTTTTATTGATTAAAAATATTGAGGTATTTAGCTTGCGACTATTCCTAGTATAACGCTATGGATTGATTAAAATTCCATAGTGTGTTACTGGGAATTAAATCGAGCAGGAACAGACCGAATCGGATGATACGACTATTCTAGCAGAATAATCCCTAGATAGTTACTAGGATATGAGAGCGTGTATTATAATAAGTACCGTTGGCATACGAATTTGGTATGACTAAAGAATGAATAAATTGATGAATATATGCAATGCGTTATGAATTTTATGCGGTCTGACGACTTAGCGACTATCGCACCTCTCTTTCTCTAAAAGGCGAACGACTATTTCACACAAAAAATACACGACTATTTGACGATGATTCGTAAGAAAAAGCTACAACTATTACTTTACGACTATCAGCGGACAACTCGTTACTATACGATATATAGGACTATCAAACGGTAGCCATCTGACGACTTTACGACTATTCTACGACTATTTGTCGGGAGAAACTACGACTATTCAAGCCGGGACGCTACGACTATTGCTGACCTCTATTAGCTATCGGGCGAAAGCCCGAAAAGAGATGCGGCGGTAGCCGCCAATAGTTCCGCGCCGCCCGCCGTGCCAGGAAGAAAGCACAGCGCCGGACGTGTGCCAGGTCAAGCCGGTTCCGGTCCGGGCTAGTCTCAATGTCAGGAAGCGCCGAAACCCCGCCGGGCTGACCCCCTCAGCAGGTGCGCCGGGTGCAGCACTTGCCAGCGATCCGCACACGGTAGGAGCTGACCAGCCGCCGGGCTGGCATGGTCTGTCCTCTTATATACATTATTATAATAGGCGGCCTGTACTGGCCTGTGTAGCGTCCCGGCGTGACGGTGTTATCTGGTATCGGTGGAGCGCGTCCGGGCGCGTGTATGTCCTCCAGCGTGGCGCAGGTGGTATTATAGCCGCTTTTGTCGGTCTGGTATCGTGGGCGGTTGAGCGGGTGCAATCGCAGGAAAAGCCGCTGTAAAGCCCTGCAAGCTGTTTAGCGGCGTTGGTGGTATAATTGCATTAACACGGTAAAACACGCTGTAAACGCTTGTTTGTGGCTGTATTGCATCTGAGCAAAATAAAAGCCTTGCACCGTGTCGGATGCAAGGCAAAAGAAAAGCCCCGCCACGCGGGCGGGGTGGAAATCGGGTTAGCGCTGAGTGTGCCACACATTATAATTAGAGGCGGTCATAATTGTGTAGCCGCCGCATACCTTGACAACAACGCAATCACCGGTGCAAGCCTTGCGCGCATAGTAACGGGTGGTATACAGTCCGGTCATGGGGTCAAAACCCTTATTGCTGCTAGTCATAATATAAGCCCTCCAAAAAAATGAATGTATTGACGTTATTTTGACGCCTTAAAGAGCGCCGAGAAAAACCAGAATGCAAAGAGGATACAGGAAAATATCATGCTGTAATCACCTCCCGGATGCTACCGATCTCTGCGGAAGTATATGTTTCCATGTCTAAAATCTAATTAAATGTTTATGTGATCCTTTTTATTATTTAGTAAAAATTTTACTCCTGAAAGAAGAGTTTCTTCAAATCTCTTTCCATACTCATTCGCAGATTCATCTTCTTTCCTGTCTTCCTGGAAGATGCAATATTTTGCTAATGGACACGGACATATAGAGGGGTCAAGATATGTCCAACACTTTGAATATTTTTCACAACATTTATCTATAAATTCTTTTTCTTCCGATGTGGGATTAAAATAAGTAAATACAGCCATTTTAAAATCTCCTTTTTATAAACATACTTTATCGGGATAAATTATGGTTAATACATCCATCATACCACGCTGAACCGCTTGTAAACGGTCTTTTTGCTGCACTCGGCGTATATATCCGGGTGCGCCGCCTGCAAAAGCTTGCTATCAAGTCGGATGCTCTGCACGTCCTTGTAAATGGCCTTTGCAGTGCCCTGCACCATCTCCGGTGCGCCCTGCATCATTGCGATAATATCGGCCTTGATTGCATCGTTCATTGCTTCCAGTTCTTCCATGAGCCGCTTATTTTCGCGGTAGGCGTTCACTTTTTCTTCGAACAACGTCATTTTTCAGCCCTCCATATAATTTGCCGGGAACGCTGCCCCGATATCACTATAACTTGTCAAGATGTGTGCGGATCCGGTCAAGTAGTCGTGCAGACCGGCACGCAGGGCACAAAAGATACTGTCGATATCGCACCTTTTGTTTTTTTTCTGCGTAGTTGCGTTGCCAGTTGTCCATATAATCCCGGATAGCGGCGTTCTCTTGTTCACTCCAATCAATGCGAGTGCGGCAGGCCGTCCAGTTATAGCGGCAGTCGTTCCAGATGTACCACGCCATATTATAGGCGATTTTTTGCTCTGCCGTGCAGGTGGTTTTGTCTACACCTCTTATTTTATGATAAGTCATTTTGTACGCCCTCCCTCAGCTGTTTAAAAATGCAATCATTACCAATGCGCCGCTAATCATGCCGCCTATATACCAGAGGGCTGCCCATTGGGAAAAGTCAAGTGCAATCATGCGTTGCGCACCTCCTCAAACTTGTTCCAGCGTTCCCACACGGTGGAGGCACTGCCCCGTTCAAACTCGATGCGGTAAATACTGTTCCACTCGTTGCGGGGCTCTTCATAGATTGCAGCATAGCCGCCTTTACAATCTACCATGCAATTATCAAGCAATACGCCTTCTACATAGTCGCCGGTATATTCGGCCTTGTTCTGGTGCAGCCATTTGGCAAGCATACCGGGCATAATGGTTAAAACAGTCATATCTTGCACCCCCCTATTACATGACCTGAAACAGTGCAGATGTGCGGGTAGTCACGGCGTACAACTTGCCGGTGGTGTTACCCTTTACCAGAACACCAGTGCAGCCATACAGGCCGGTGCTGTATGCGATGGTTTCAAACCCGCATTCCGCAACGCGAATTGCGTCAATCTCTGCAAAGCCCTTCCGGGTCAAGTCCTCTGCTGCGTTGGTGATGACATAGCGGCGAATTTCTTTTAATGTGGTTTTCATGGTTTTTGTCCTCCTGTTTTGGTCCAATTGGGTTTGTGGTTGATACTCATTTATTTCTGAGCTTGTCTATATTATATCACATATATCTGAGCAGTCAAGGGCTTTAGATAAAAAATACAGATATAAATGAGTATAAATATAGCGTCCGAAATTGTACACTTTGCCGGACGCACTGCGCACGCCCTCCAGCCCCGCCGCCGTCCCGATTCACCCGGCGCGGCCTGTCTGGTATCGAGTGCAGACCGGTGCAGCGTGTCCAGCGTCCGGGCGTGTGTGCCGTGTGCGGCCTGTTGTGGGCATGGTCTGCCCTGGTACTTGCCCCGCCCTGGTTCTGGCACGGCCTGTGCTGCTTCTTGTGCTGTGTAGTCCGTCCGGGTGCGCTGGGGGCTGTGGTATCCACCGGCGGGGTATGTAGGGAGCGCCGGGGGTGGGGCAGGTCATGCCCGCGATAAAATTTTTCAAAGAAAAAGGCGTTTTTTCGACGTTCCCTCTCCATACCCACCCCACCTTCACAAATCCAAACCCATCTGATTGTGCAAGTCTCCAAAAATTCCGAAAAATACAAAAAGACCCCTCTCCCGGTCTAATCTGTGTTATACTTGACCGTAAGAAAGGGGAATCTCAAATGGATAATATAAGCATCGTTCTTATGCTTGCTGGATTCGTTCTTAGCTTTTGCTGTGCTATCAACGCAATCATGGGAAAACCAAACAAGAAAACATGGTATTGGATGATGGTAGCATACATTGGCTTTGGTGTATGCTATGCTGCATCTCAAAAGGACGCACGAAACATTGGCATCGCTTTCATGCTCATCTGCTTTTGCTATATCGTAAAAGTGGTATGGGGGTTCTTAAAAGCTGCCATCAAACACGAAAAGTATCATTGCAAGAAAGATTTGCTCGTATTGATAGCAGTTTTCGTGTTGTTCATCGTTGGAATGATGCTCCCATACGATAAGACGGCAGCAGCTCAAAGAGCAGCAGAATCAGAAGCCAGAGCAATTGAAAAGGCTGCATCGTCGGCAGCAGCGGATTCTAAAAAGGTAGAAGAGGAACGCAACGCTGCAATAAAAGCGGAAAGCGAGCGTTTAGCGGCAGAGATGGCCAACTCCAAGAAAGAAGAGCCAGCATCAAAGGAACAATCTGAATCTGAAAAGGCGAAGGAAGAAGAGAGGAACGCCGCTATTAGAGCCGAATCGGAGAAGATAGCAGCCAGCAGTAAAGCAGCGGCAGAAAAGAAAACTTCTTCTGCATCCACATCTACCGTAGAACTTAGCGAAGACGAATATAAAGCGAAATGTGTAGAAGTAGATTATAAAGACCTGTGTAGATACCCAGAGAAATACTCTCACAAGAGAATTAAAGTTAAAGCAAAAATCCAGCAAGTGATGGATGCCAGCTTGTTTAATAGTTCTAAGACATATCGCGTACAAACTGATACTAGCGGATATGGATGGTATTTGGACGATGAATATTTTGTCACAGATAAACGCACATCAGGCTCCGTAAAGTTGTTGGAAGATGATGTAATTGTCATATACGGCGAATTTTCTGGGATGGAAAAGGTAACAAGAGCCTTAACTTGGACAACCGATGAGGTGCCGGGGATTCAAATGAAATACGCAGAACTCGTAAAAGAATGAAAAGGTGGTCATAAAGATGAAAAAGAAAATTATTTCAGCTATTATTGCCGCAGCTTTGGTTTTCACGATGCCTATCTGTGCAATCGCCGCAGAGAAGCCGGATGAATGGTCTGGCGTTATTGAACTAGAGCAGACCAATGCAACGCAGTATGAACCATTGGGCATTAAGAATCACGGTTTTTATGCGTGGCGTGATGGTAGCACGATTTATATTTCTTATGCGCTTGAAATCGAGAATACCAACAAAAATCTTGCAGTCTGGTTCCCTCACATTGAAATTGCAGTCGTTGCAGAGGATGGCTCTGTGATTAAAACAGACGATGAATATCTGGACTGGGTTGCGGAAGATGATTCCTACTGGTATGCCGGATATTTTACATACGAGTATGACGGCACTATCCCTGCTGGTATCGAAATGTCTGTTTCTGCACAGGATTATAATTATCAGCCGAGTGCCGGAAAAGAAGTTTTAAGAGCCGGAGAACTGGCTGTCACCAATACTTCAAAGCGCGGCAGTGGCTATGAAACGAGATTTACCGGAAAGGTAACTAACAACAGCGCATACAAGGCAAATGCAAAGGTTATCGTTCTGTACAAGATGAAGAACGAGAACGGAGAAGAAGTCCCTGTGTGCGGAGATATTGATTATATCTGGGACATCCAGCCGGGTGAGACGAAGAACTTTGAGATTCACCCCTATTCTGGGCTTTCCAATTATTCTTCGTGGGAAGTCGTAGCAATTCAAATGTAACACAAAAAGCCAGCGGCTAGATGCTCTCTAACCGCTGGCTTTTCTTATGGGCTATTTACTTTACGATTTCAGCGTGATAGGGGTGGTACTCAACATTGGGCAAGGGCATCCAATACTTCACATCGTGCATGATGCACTTGCTGTCTCGGAGCAAAACCGGCTCGATCTCGCCGTTCTCGTTCGTTTCAAAGGAAAGCTTACCGCTATCGACAACCTTTCCGTCACAAGCGATAACAGGCTCGTGGACGCATTCGCCGTAGTCAACGGTGCGCCAGAGTTTCAGCATGGTCTCTAAAGCGTAGTTGAGGTATTCCCCCATATCTTGAATCTTATCTGCGGTAAGCATAGTTGTTCTCCTTTCAAACTGCCATCTGGGTCTGGCTATTGACATTCTGAATCATCATCACAGTGTTTGCGCAAGGCCGCCACCGTTCGATGTAGGCAATGGCGTTGTCAAAATCCTTGCGAGGAACGTTGCTGATGCTGTTTACATGGAACCAGTCTTGTGCGTCCTTGTTGCACTCACTGTAAACCTTGCATCGGGTGGACTTGTCAAGGTATGCAGGAGAGGTCTTGCCGCCAAGTGCTTCAACCACAACGCGGTTTACTGCACGGCGAAGTGCCCGCTGCTGCTCGTAGTCCACCGTCATGTTGGTTTCAAGAGCAGAGATACGCTTTTCATGCTGCATAGAACGGTTATCCAGAACGAAGATTGCTTGAAGTTCTTTGGATGCCCCTGCGAACTGGTTGACCGCCACGTTCTTCTCAAGGTCAATCAGCTTTTGGCGAATCTCCATGCCCTGCGGTGTCCGCTGAATCATAGCAATGTGCTTTGCCATGTCAAGGCTAAGAACATGGTCTGCGCTAGGACGGCCACCAAGAGGGTTTTGCTCATTTTTGAGCAAAACTGAAAAGTCCGTTCCTTCGACAAAACCAATGTCAATCATGCGCTTAATCCAGTCTTTGTATGCGGTCTTGATTTTGAGCCGTTCGTGCAGCTCCCGACCCAACACAACCTTTTCGCCAGTGTCGGTGTCGTACACAGGGATAACATCTTCGGAGAAGATTCGGATGGTTTCAAGATTATTATTCATAGAAATTTGACCTTTCTATCTTGCGAGAGCAGGCCATCTCTGGTATAATAACCCAAAGAGGGTCTATACTCTCTGGATGTGTGATAAGACGTTCGCTTGTGTCTGGTAAACTAGGGCGAGCGTCTTATTTTTCGTATTCATCGGTCTCCGGGATGGGATGCACCTCAAAGAACGTGTCACGGATGGCTGCGGCCTGTGCGACCTTGTGTTCGGTGCAATAGGCTTTCAGCCACTGGAACTGCCGTTCGGTCAGCGCAACAGTGAACGTGTGATTGTGGCGTTCGAGATACGGACTGTACATAAACTCACCTCCCTTCATGTGGGTGCAACCAGTATACGCAATATGTTGTGGTTTGTCAATTACGCAAACGCTTAATGTAGTACTGGTATCTGTACAAAATCAAAAAGTTTGTAGATTTGCACAAAACTTAGCCCTTATTTTTGGCCGCTCCCGCCTCGTACCCTGCCCGGTAGTTCAGTTCGGACAGCTTACCCAGTGCTTCTGCGTACTCCCTGTCCTCGCTGGTCGGCTCTTTGCCGTGCGCAAGGGTTTTCAGAAATTCTTCGGTTGTCGTGGGAAAGTTCATGTTTTTTGCTCCTTTCTATTGCAGAAGTTGTCTGCTTCTGCTATAATAATTGACAGAAACCGAGACTGCGCCCTTGGTTGCGCAGCTTCTGTTTTGTGGTGCAATAGGTCATCAGTGCAACTTTGGTCGGTGGTGCTGATGGCCTATTTTTTATGCCACAAAGGATAAATCTGCCGTTGTTAGCTGATTCATCGTGTGTTCTGCTGTCTTAGATTATAGACGCTTGGTATATAGTTGTCAACAGCCCAATTTGTATAATTTGTACGTTAAAACACGTTTTAGTGTTCATTTTTGGTAGCGGTTTTGACACTTTAAGATGTATCCTGTCGGACAAAAAACTTCATTAAAATTTGATGATACGATATTTATACAAATCGTAAACAAACACGAAAAAGTGTTGAGGGAAAAGTGACCCTATTGATAGTAAACATTTAATTTTTACTCTTGACAGTCACATATATCTGAGTTATAATTGATTCAGAGAAAGGAAGATGCAAAATGAGGGCAGGAGAAATTGTTTCTGAAATCATGAAATCTCAAAATGTCAAGGTTTCGGATATGTGCTACAAACTAAAAATCAAATCGAATGTTTTTTGTAATCGGCTTGTTCAAAAAAACATGAGTGTGAAAGTTTTAGACGAAATGCTGAGAATCCTTGATTATAAAATTATGGTGGTTCCTAGAGGAACTAAAATTGATGGCGGCTATGATGTTGAGTAAAACGAATTGAGCGGAGGTATGATATGCAGTACTTCTTAGCTAGAGTGTCTAGTAAGGAACAAAGCCTTGCAAGACAGCTTAAAATCGCACGAGATCGGTTTGACATCCCGGACAAGAATGTATTTTGCGACAAAATGACTGGCAGCAGTTTTGACCGTCCGCAATATAAACGATTGAAAGAGACTGTCAAGGCCGGGGATGAAGTCATCGTTAAGGAATTTGACCGATTCGGACGTGACAAAGACGAAATGAAGCGAGAACTTCAATGGTTCAAAGAAAAAGGCGTGATTGTTCGCATCCTTGACATTCCAACCACGCTGATTGACTTCCAAGACCAGACTTGGGTGCTGGAAATGGTAAACAACATCCTTATTGAGGTTCTAGGCGCAGTCGCTGAACAGGAACGCAAGAAAACCAAGCAACGTCAGGCAGAGGGCATAGCAGCCATGCCCATTATTGACGGTAAGCGAGTGTCAGCTAGAACAGGCCGTAGCTTCGGCAGACAGGAAAAGCAAGTTGACGAGCAGCAGTTTGAAAGCCTATTAGAACAACAGCAAAAAGGCGAAATCACCGTGAAAGAGTGCTGCAAGCAGCTTGGCATCGGAAAATCTACTTGGTATGAGCGTGTCGAAAGATATGCAAATAAAAATAGCGGCAGCCCAACCACAAGCCACCGCTAAGAGTACACCAACTTCATCAAAACAGGAAAAAGAATGGTGCAACCATAGTATACCATTCTTTCTTCTAATAAACAAGGAAAACGATAAAAAAGCAGCGACCCACCACAGGCCGCTGCTACAAACAAGAACCACCAATCCCTCAACAGGATGATAGTACATAAGTATTATACCATTTCTGTTGAGGTGTGGCAATATAAAATCAGTAGAAAGGGTATACTAACATGAAAAAATCTAATTTGATAGCAGATTCTCCTTATGGGCATTTAATTGTAGCGGATGGGAAAATCAAACTACGTTCAGTGTTCGATTTTCCAGGATGCACAGAACTGTTCTCGTTTTTGTATGTTTGCGAGCAAGTAAATTGCACTGTCGAATTTGAAAACGAGGAAATTATCGTAGAACCAAAAAATACGGATAACGCGATTCAAACTATGCTCGCGGTTTATGTTTCGTTTGGCCAAGACGATACAATCTTCAAAAGATACATGAACTATTTGACGAAACTCGGTTCAGATGGAAAGCGTGAGCCGACTGTTTGCGATAAGTAAAAGGGGATTACTATGAAACAGATGAATTGGGAAGAATCAGAAGGTTGTAATCGGTTTATGAAGAATATAACCGCTGGTGTATTGGAGTATGTTCTTGAAGTTGGAATTGACGAAGCGGTCAAAGAGTGCGTCAAGGATAATCCGCTTTTGGAAAAGTGCCCTCATCTTGAATCTTACGCAAAAGAACACGGATTTATCTGACCCGCCAGACATGGTATCGGATTGCTGAACAGAGAAAGGCTGGATAATATGCAGGGAGAAGAATTGATTGTCAAGGATGGTAGCATTACGCTGCGGTCTATGCTTGACTTTGGAGGATTCCTTGAAATCAAGCGGTTCTTGGAGGCCTGCCATTCGGAAAACTGCACCGTGACCTTTGCAAATGAGGAAATCGTTATTTTCCCGAATGAATACGATGCTGCTAAAGACGCTCTCGTTTTTATTTACGGCACACTGGCAGAAAGACATGATGTTATCGAAAAGTATCTCCGCTATAAGCTGATGCTAGGAGATGAAGAACCAAAACCCACTTTACATAGTCAGAGAAAGGAATAAAACATGAAAACCGTAAAATTGTCAGAGCAGAGTTTGAAACTCATTGAAACGCTGTGTGATTACACCGACAAGCCTGATGTTCTCAACGCTGTTGCAGACGCTGTGTACTATGATGCGGACGAGTTAAAGCGTAGGCTCAATCAGTTTGCGGAAGAAGTCAAATAAACCGAACGTTCCATCCGTTAAAACGAATTTTGGCAAATATTTTTTCCCGAATAGCATTATAAAAACCGAATATTTGATTTTTGTGCAGTTGTAGGCACTCTTTACATTTTCAGGTAGGGGGTGCCTATTTTTTATGCAGCCAAAGCAGTGTATTGCCATTATCGACAGCATCAAAGCGTATGCAAAGCAGAATCCGACCGAAGCACAGGTCTATGAGGATTGGTTTCAGGCGGTGGTGAACCTGAGGGATGCCCTGCCGCAGGACAAGCGGTTCGATGCTTACAAATACTCTGGCGAGCTGCGTTCCGTCTGTGCAGCCATGATGGGCAAGATGAAAACAGGCGAGGACGTGGCAAAGGTCTATGATATTATCAGCCGGACGTACCTGTTTGAAGCAAAGGATGTGTTCGACAGCTATTGCATCTACCTTGAATGGAACCGTGCGCCGGAGAAGAAGTTCTATCAGCCGAGACGCAGGGTTTTGAAGGTGCTGGCAGATGACCTAGAGGACTTGTTTTACAAGCGAATTGATTTCTTGGGGGTTAGTCTTCCCGCCAGAGTTGGCAAGGCTTTGAGCGATGACACGCCGATTTTAACAAGAGATGGCTGGAAAAATCACGGTGATTTGCAAGTTGGTGATGAAGTTATCAGCCCGAAAGGTCAGTTTGTGAAGGTGCTGGCAGTATCTCCTAAGTGCCAGCTTGATGTGCGTTGCCATTTTACAGATGGAACGTACATTGACTGCCACGAAAATCACGAGTGGCCTATTTATAACCGCCACAAGAACAGATTTGATGTAATTGAGACCAAACAGATGATGGGCGATTACCAAACTGGCACTGAAAACACAAGAAAGCATCGGTATCATTATCAGGCGTTATTTAAGAATTTTGTCGATGGAGAATACAAAAAGCTGCCTGTCCCCCCATACACGTTGGGAGCGTGGCTTGGCGATGGCTCAAATCAAGACGGCCTTTTATATGAGTCGAAGTTAGATAGGTGCATAGTTGAACGTGTTATAAATGATGGATACGCTGTAAAATGGCACGATGTTCACAAAATAACAGGTGTGGAGCATTATCGCTTTGAAGGACTTAGAGCAGATTTACAAAAAATCGGTATGTGCTATTCGCATCATAGATGTGTTAAGCACATCCCGGAAGAATATTTCACTGCAAGCATTGCACAGCGCATGGAACTGCTTGCGGGTCTTATTGATACAGATGGCACGTTAAAATCAAATGAAAATCGGTATTCTTTTTCTACAACGGAACCGCAGCTACGCGATGATTTTGAAACGCTCGTGTCTACTTTCGGTTGGCGTTGCTCTGTGACTAGTTATGCTCCTCGCGTTTCTTCTAGTGGTGTTCATGGGAAAAAAACGGTTTATCGCATTGATTTCAACCCAACTTGTCCTATCCCTTGCGTTGTTTCTCGTAAGCAGATGAAATCGTTCTCCAAACCTCGCCGTGTGGCATTCTGCGGTTTTGAGCGCATTGAGCCGAAGCAGGGCAACTGCATTCAGGTTGAGGGCGGCGTGTACTGCGCTGGTAAGCGGCTGATTCCTACCCATAACAGTACCCTGTGTATCTTCTTCATTACATGGCTGATGGGCAACCGCCCTGACGTTGCATCGGTTATGAGCGGACATTCAGACAAGCTGACCAACGGCTTCTACGGCGAAGTGCTGTCTATCATTACCGACCCTGTTACCTACAACTGGGGCAAAATTTTTCCTGACGTTCAGCTTGTGGACAAGAGCGCAAAGGACGAAAGCGTTGACCTGAACCGCAAGAAGCGCTTCCCCACCCTGACTTGCCGCTCCATTGGAGGTACGTTGACTGGTGCTGTCGAAATCGGCGAGGGCGGCGTTCTGTACAGCGATGACTTGATTGAGGATTTGGAAGAGAGCCTGAATGTTGAGCGTCTGAATAACAAGTACGATGCCTACCTGAACCAGCTGAAAGACCGTAAAAAGCAGGGCGCATTGGAACTGATGGTCGGTACACGCTGGAACGTGCTTGACCCTTTGGGGCGCATCCAGAACCAGTATGCAGACAATCCGAAATACCGCTTCCGTGTGATTCCTGCGGTGGACGAAAACGGACACAGCAATTTCAATTATGACTACGGCGTTGGCTTTGACGATGCCTATTATGCCGACATGAAAGCCAGCATTGACGATGCAACATGGTGGGCAAAGTACATGGGCAAGCCCTATGTGCGTGAAGGTCTGCTGTTTCCCGCCGATGAACTGCGGTATTTCAACGGTGTTCTGCCTGACGGTGAGCCTGATCGCAAACTCATGGTCATGGATATTGCATGGGGCGGCGGTGACTTCACGGCCTGTCCTATCGCCTATGTGTACGGCGATGCCGTGTTCATCCCTGACCTTGTGTTTAACAACGGCGATAAGACCGTGACCAGACCGGAGGTTGTCGGCAAAATCATCCAGCATAAAATCAACGTGGTGCGTGGCGAAGCCAACAACGGCGGCGATGAATACTGTGACGTGGTAGACAGCCAGCTTCGGCAGCAAGGGTATCACTGCTCTGTCCGTAGCCAGCGTGCGCCCAGTGGTCAGAGCAAGCTGTCCAGAATCATCCAGTATGCGCCGGACATCAAGCGATTCTACTTTCTTGACGAGAAGCACCAGTCGAAAGAGTACAAGGCGTTCATGGAACAGGTGACAATGTTCACGCAGCTTGGCAAAGTTCCACACGATGATGCCCCGGATAGTTTGGCGCAGTTAGCCGATGAACTGTACAACGGAATCAGTAAAATCGAGCCTGTCAAGAGGCCTTTTTGACTAAAAACACAATATATTGTGTTCGCTGGGTCTATTTATTTGATTTTACCACTTGACAAGGCTTATAATGTACACAGGAAGTTTTGCAGCTTCCCTTAAAGGAATAGCTTGCACTTGGGGTTTTGTCATTTTACCCGCGTGCGTGTCAACAAGCATATTCCTCCTTTCACCGGTGAAGGTTTGTCACTCTTTCCCTTCACCGGGCTTTATATGTTGCGTTTCCGATTGATTGGGGAATGCCAGCCTGTCTCCCCCACGGCTGGCGAGCAACGGTTCGATTCCGTTACGCAGCACAACCATCTTCTTTGCGTGGCTTTCTATTCTCTGAATCCTCCACCGCTACTCCCGGCTCTCGATGCAATGGTTAGGCATGACATTGCAAAGAGCAGCGGTTAACTAATCAAGCCGGGTTTTTATGTTGCATTAGCTCAGTCAGGCTAGAGCACCCGGCTCATAACCGGGCATACACTGGTTCAAATCCATTATGCAGCACCAAAATTGCAGCCGACCCGTTTTACGTCTGTCCGACAACTGAATGTAAGGGCTGCAATGGTTTTCTTCGGGCGAAGAATAGCACGACTGGAAGTGCGAACAGTTTCCCAGTAGCTTCTAACAGGTCTGTGCTCAACAGCCTGTTTCCAGAAATCCAACGAAAGGAGCGCTCATGCTAGTTAGAATCTGTTGCCCTTGTATCAGGCAGAACCCTATCTATAAGAACGTCCGCTGCAACCGCTATCTTGGCGAAGTGGACGGGCGATACCATTTCAAGTGCGACAGATGCAAGGGCGTTATCGAAGGAGACACAAGAGAAGGATGGGTAAAAATCATCCATCCACCGGAAAAGTAAATAGCTTTTGAAGCGCAGTTTTGGCGCAGTGAGATAGACCTTAACAGGTTTGTCTTGCTGCGCTTTTTATTTTTCAAGAAAGGAGGAACAAATGGCTGAGTATCAGATGGTTGTCAATGGCTTTTTAAATGAACCGTTGACCGGTCGCAGACCGATTGAAACGCCGGAGACGGAAATCAACCGGGCGAATGTGCTGAAAGTGGTTATGGGCAAGGCAGAGCCTATCCATCTGCTGAACAAGAACGAGATTCGCTTCCTGCATAACTACTACTTGGGTAGTCAGCCTGTCCTCCACCGCACAAAGGAGTACCACGCTGAAATCACCAATCGCATTGTAGAGAACCACGCCAACGAGTGTGTTGGCTTCTACACAGGCTACATGAGCGGCACGCCTTGCTCTTATGTGCGGTCTGAAACGGCAACTGGTGACGGCGAGGAAATCGCCCGCCTGTCCAATGCCTTGCAGTATGAGGGCAAGGATGCGCTTGATCGGCGGCTCTGGCAGTGGATGTTGGAGTGTGGACAGGGCTACCGCATTGTTCTTCCTGACAAAGGATACAACGGCAATTACCCGGACGAAACGCCCCTGCTTGTGGATGTTCCAGACCCGGACATGGCGTATGTGATTTACAACTCCGGCATCGGACACAAACCCATTGCCAACGTGCTGCACATCCCACGCAATTATCAGAACGACCTGAACGACCTGATTTGCGTGTACACGCCGAACCAGTACTTTGAAATCGACAACGGCAAAGTCACAAAGTCGGAGAACCATTCTCTGGGAATGTTGCCGATGGTCGAATACAAGCTGAACCCGGAGCGGATGGGTCTGTTTGAACCGGCAATTCCTGTACTGGATGCCATCAACGACCTTGAAAGCAACCGTCTGGACGGCGTGGCGCAGTTCATCCAGTCCATCATGGTGTTTACCAACTGCCTTGTGGACAAGGATGCTCTTGACCAAGTAAAAGAACTTGGCGCAATGTGCCTGAAATCCACATCTGGTCTGCCCGCTTCTGTTTCACAGATTGCAAACGAACTTGACCAGCAGCAGAGCCAGACCTTGCTTGATTCCATGCTGAATGTGTACCGCAGTCTGACCGCCATGCCTAGTGCCACTGGCAGCGAGAATGCAACGTCCGACAACGTGGGCGCGGTTATTGTCCGCAATGGCTGGAATCACACCGAAGCAAGAGCGCAGCAGTACGAGAATATGTTCAAGTACGCTGAACGCCAGAGCTTGTCTGTGATGCTGAAAATCCTGCGTGACACGGCTGGTTCTAAGCTGATGGCAAGTGACATCAACATCAAACTGCCCCGCCGTCAGTATGACAACCAGCAGAGCAAGGTTCAGATTTTCGCACAGATGATTCAGCAGCCGATTGACCCGCAGTTGGCGTTCACCACGCCCGGTCTGTTCCCCGACCCGCAGGCTGCTTATGAAATGAGTAAGCCCTTCCTGATTGCTTCCGGCAAGCTTGGCGAGGATGGGAAAGCACCGAAGCCGCAGAAACAGCCCAAGCAGGATGTTACCGACACAAATGTCGGGAACATGGCAGATGGGCAGTCTGCCAACAAAAACAATGAAACAAAGGGCGAATAGCCCTTTGCACATATCCGAACATTCAAAATCCACATATAGGAAGGATGGATAGCAATGTTAGTTGAAATTGCAAAAATCAATCACGAAGAGCGCACTGTTGTTTCTAGTTTGGATGTTGCTGAAACATTCGGAAAGGAACATTTCAATGTCGTCCGTGACATTAGAAATCTTGGGTGCAGCGATGAATTTAATGCCATCAATTTTGAGGGTATTAAATATACCGATTCTCGTGGTCGCAAACAGGACGCATACATTATGACCCGTGACGGATTTACGCTTCTCGTTATGGGATACACTGGCGAACTGGCAATGCGATTCAAAGAAGCGTACATCAAACAGTTTAACGCAATGGAAAGCGCATTGCGTGGAAAACTAATTGAGCGCGAAAAAGGCATCGCTGTTCGACAAGCTCTTACAAAGGCTTTGCAGCAATCTACTGAAAACGAGCGGATGCACGGTCACGCCTATTCTACATACACCAATGTTATTTACAAGGTGTTGTTTGGAATGAACGCTGCGCAGCTTCGTGAGAAATATCAAATCAAAGCATCTGATAATTTGCGCGATTGCTTTACGCAAGAAGAACTTCGGGCAATTCAGTCTATGGAATGTTTGGTAAGTGGCCTTGTAGATTGCGGATGGGAATACACCGCAGTTAAAGATTTCATTACTAAGACGAACTCACACAATCTGTTGTGTGCATAATTCAGAATCAATCCGCATTAGCGGGCTGATATATTCCGGCAGGGAAGCCGGGATACAAATTTCGCAGCGTTGCAGGGAAGCAACGGTAAAAAAACGCAGGAGGAAATTAACGATATGAAACTCAATGTGTTGCTTGGTGATGCCTACAAAGAGGGCATGACCGCCGATGAAATCATTTCTGCGCTTGAAAAGGTTGCAGACCCTAGCGCAGAGGTCGAGAAGCTGCGTAACGCCGTGACGAAAGCCAATGGTGAAGCTGCCGAGTACAAGAAGCAGCTTAAGGCAAAGCGCACCGATGACGAGAACGCCGCACAGGAACAGGCTGACAAACTGGCAGAGATGCAGAAGCAGATTGAAGCCCTGACTGCGGACAAAGAAAACCTCGTCAAGGAAAAAACCCTTGCATCCTACCGTGAGAAGTTCGTTGCGCAGGGTTATGACGCTGAACTTGCCAACAAGGCTGCATCTGCACTGGCTGACGGTGACATGGACAAGGTTTTTAAGTTCCAGTCGGAGTTTATGACCGCCCACGACACCGCTTACAAGGCTTCTCTGCTGAAGGATATGCCCACACCTCCGGGTGCGGACGGCAAGGGCGGCTCTGACAGCGAGGGCGTGGCGTTTGCCAAGAGCCTTGCACAGCAGAACGCAAACACTTCTAAGGCATCGAGTGACGCAATGAGTGCTTTCCATTAACAAGGAGGAAAACATGAAGTTTAGCCGAAACACGGTCAACGGAATCAACGATACCATCCTTGCTTCCAATGACTACACCGCCATTCCCTTTACCGTGACCGAAACCGCTGCGGTTAAGGCTGGCTATCCCATGACGCTGGCTGGTAAGAAAGCTGCTGTTACCGGCGAGAGCGCAAAGACCATCAACGCCGATGGCATTCTGCTGTATGACGTTGACCCGACCGAGAATCCGAACGGCTCCCTGCTGATTCGCGGCGTTATCGACACCAAGAAAGCAGCTGCAAGTTCCGGCTTCACCTTTGACGCTGACGCAATCAAGGCACTCAAGACCGCCGTTCCCGGCATCTTCTGCCGTGACAATATCAGCGTGAACGCTTAATAGGAGGTAAAACAACATGGCACTGAATCTTAAGGAAGTCTTTGCCCCGGCTGCGATTGCCGCCTATTGGACGAATGACCCCACCAATGCGATGCCTTTCGCATCTGACGCACTGTTCCCCGCCAAGAAGAAGGCTGGTCTCGACCTGAAGTGGTTGCGTGGTCACAAGGGCGTTGGCGTTTCTCTGATGCCCAGCGCATTTGATGCAAAGGCTACGTTCCGCACCCGTGAGGGCTTCAAGTTCGATGAGACTGAGATGCCGTTCTTCCGCGAGGGCTACCATCTGGGCGAGAAAGACCGTCAGGAAATCCTGCGCGTTCTGGACAGTAACGACCCTTATGCCCGTGATGTGATGAACCGCCTGTACGATGACACCGCACAGCTTATCACTGGCGCTCGCATCGTACCTGAGCGCATGATCTGGCAGCTTCTGGCTCCCGCCAACGGTGTTCCCGGCATCACCATCAAGGCAAACGGGGTGAACTACACCTACAACTACGACCCGGACGGCACTTGGAAGTCTACCAACTACAAGGAAGTCTCTGCCGCAAAGTCTAAGTGGAACGTCACCACTGCCACCCCCATCGCAGACCTGAATGCCGCAAAGGACGCTATTCTGGCAAGCGTGGGCGAGGTCGTGACTGAGGTGTACATGAACACCGCCACCTTCCGCAACATGATTGCTGCGGACGAGGTGAAAAACAGGTTTATGACCGTCACCGCAAAAGCAAACGCCGTTCTGCTGGACAGCGAAGCACGGCAGATTATCGAATCTGCAACTGGCCTGACCATCCATCTGTACGACAAGATGTTCAAGGCTGACCAGTACAGCGCAAGCGAGAAGTACCTGCCCGATGGCATGGTGGTGGTTGCTCCGTCCGGCGCTCTGGGCAGCACTTGGTATGGCACCACTCCTGAGGAAGCCGACCTTCTGTCTGGTCAGTCTGGCGCATCTGTGTCCATCGTGAACACTGGCGTTGCTATCACCACAGAACTGACCATTCACCCGGTCAACGCCAACGTCTACGCTTCTGAAATCGTCCTGCCGTCCTTTGAGCGCATGGACGCTGTGTACTGCATCAAGGCTTACTAAGGCGAAAGGAGGAAAGCGGCATGGGAGACCAGTATTCCGAAGCGGTAGTCAAACTGGGGCAGTACATCGCTCCGGCACTTGACCGTGAAATCACGGACGAGGACTACCCACTCTTCGACCTGCTGCTTGATTTCGCCAAAGACAAGATATTTGCGCAGGGCTACCCGTTTGGTAACAGGCCGGACGAGTTGCCATCGCAGTATCAGTCGTTGCAGATACGCATTGCAGCGGAACTGTATAACCACATCGGTGCAAACGGACAGACGAGTTATACCAACAATGGCATTACTCGTGTGTGGGAAAGTTCCGATGTGGCGCAGTCCCTGCTAAACGAAGTGGTTCCGAGAGTAGGTGTTATCGGCTGATGTTCAATGGTAGCCCGCTGGATAAACGCCCGCTGTGGTATTCAAACCCGGTCGGCGAGAAAACGCCCGTTGTGGACGAGTGGGGCAACGAAACTGGCGAGACATCTCAAACGTGGAGTGAACCCGCAAAGCTGATGCTGAACGTCAGTCCGCCTACTGGTTCTGCGGAAGCAAGCCCTTTTGGCGCGTTCACGGATTACAGCTACGTTGTCAGTTCGTCCAGCAAAAAGCACAACACACCGCTTTATGAAGGTACGCACGTCTGGTTTCAGACGGATGTTTCAAAGCCCTTCAATTACATTGTGGTCAAGGTCGCAGAGCATATCACGGATACGCTGTATGCGCTGAAAGAGGTGGCTGCAAGTGAAAATTAAAGTGAGGTTGAGTGATGCCGGACTTCGTGATGCGGAACGTCAGATACAGGAGTACAAGACCACCCTGAACCGAAAGGCCAGAGCACTTGCTTTTCGCCTTTCTTGGCTAGGCCTTGAGGTCGCAAAGATACGCTTTGAGAACGCCAAGTATGCTGGTTCCAACGATGTGAAGTGCCACATCAACCAGAAAGACAAGACTTGCACCATCGTTGCGGAGGGCAAGTCGGTTGCTCACATTGAGTTCGGCACAGGTGTTACGCATCAAGGATGGGGCGCTGCCGGAACAGTCGGCCCACTCCCTTTGCCCGACAACATTGGCGAGCATGGCACATACGGCAAGGAAAACGGCAAGCACAAGCGCTGGTACTACTACGGTGAATCTGGAAATGCCGGTACGCCTGTCAAGGAAGTAGACGGCAAAGGTCAGCTGAATTACACCAGTGGCAACGATGCAGCTATGGCTATGTGGGGCGCTGTTGAAGAAATGGCTTCTCAGGTCGAAGCAACGTGGAGGGAGGTTTGGAGTAGTTGATCGATTATTTCAATTCTATCTTCACGGCTGTTGCTACGGAACTGCGAAAGCAAGTTCCCGGCATCTTTGTTACCGGCGAAATCAACGACAGCAACGTCAAGAAGTTTCCGTGTGTGCAGATAGAGGAAAACAGCAATCTGCCTGTACACATCGATTCTGCCCGACACAGCAAGTACGCTGCTGTATCCCTTCGTGTCCGTGTCTACTCCAATAAGGAAACCGGACGCATTGCAGAAGCCCGTTCTATCACAGGAATCGTGGATTCTGTTCTTGAATCACTTAACTTTCATCGCAAGTCGTTTGCCCCATTGAATGGGCTGTATAACAATTCCGTCTACCGGATTGAGTGCAGCTACGGGGCAACAATCGGGGAGGACGGAATGATTTACCGAAACTAAGGAGGTAAACATTCTATGAGTACTGCTATCTCCGGTCTGAATACCACCCTGTATTGTGGCGACAGCGCAACCACCCTGACGAAGCTGTGCGACATCAAGGATGTGCCCGACCTGATCTCCGACCCGAACCTTCTGGATGCAACCACCCTGTCTGATGGTATGCAGAAGCAGATTTTTGGCATCGTTCAGGCTGATGTTAAAGCTTTTACCGCCAACTACAACAAGACCGACTACGCCGCCGTCAAGGCTGCTGGCTATGACGATACCTCTGAGAGCAACGTGGACAAGTATTACGCCCTGAAGATGCAGGACGGTTCCGGCTTCACTTGGCAGGGTATGCATCAGGTCGGTCTGTCCGGCTTTGGCGTAGACGAGGTAGTGGAAATGACCATCAACTGCATCTTCCACTCCACCCCGAAGTTCAGCGAGAGCCTGACCGTCAACGGCGGCTAACCCGCACAAATCGAATCAATCAAAATGGGCAGAACTGAGCAACGGATTTGGTTCTGCCCCTATTTATAAAGGAGAGCATTTATTATGGCTGCTAAGGTTATCAACTTTCATTCCCCCGATGGCAAGAACACTTACGAGCTGACTTTCACCCGCGAGAGCGCCGAAGCCACTGAGCGCAACGGCTTCCAGATTTACGAGTTCTCCAACGGCATCAACCCTGTTAAAAACACTAAGGCTCTGTTCTACGGCGCTTTCATTGCCCGGAACAAGGGCATTAAGCGCAATGCGGTTGACGATATGCTTGACCACATCGAGGACAAGGAAGGTCTGATGGCTGCCCTGATGGAGATGTACGCAGAATCTGTCAAGGCTCTGATTGCCACTGATGAAGAGGACAAGACCGCAAAAAACGCAACGTGGGAGATTGTGTAACCTCACAGTCTCAGGAATCGGACAGCCACACAGAGCCATTCTCTGTGTCTAAGCTGTTCCACGATGTAGAAGCCTATTACATCTCCATTGGCATGACCTATGACCAGTTCTGGCGGGATGACGTCTGGCTGGCAAAGGTCTACCGGGACGCGGAAGAACTACGCGCCCGCAGAGCCAACGTTGAAGCGTGGAGAAACGGTTTCTACACAGCATCTGCGCTTTCCTCTACGGTTGGCAATATGTTCCGCAAGAAAGGGTCTAGCCCCATCAAATACATGGATAGACCGATTCCTCTCACCCAGAAAGAGCAGGACGAGTACGAATACCAACGCGCATTGGAAGCGCAAGAACGCATCAAGAGGGCGATGTTCTCTATGATGAATCAGAAGGACGGTGGTGGCAATGGCTGATGTTGATATTACTAGCTTATCCGTAGAGATTTCTGCGGAATCGCAGGGTGCAGAGTTTAACATTGACAAGCTAACTACCGCTATTTCCAATCTGCGAACAAAAGGTAGCGTTGGCAAGGTCTGTACGAGCCTTGATAAGCTGTCCAGTTCCATTACTGCGCTGAAACAGGCATCTGCTGGTATTTCCGGTCTGGATAAGGTCACAAATTTCCTGAACGGCATCTCTTCCGTCAACACAACTGCTGGCGTGAAGGGCGTTAACTCCGTTGTAAATGCCATCAAGAAGATTCCCAATGCGGTGTCTGCTCTGAATGGCGTGGACTTCTACTCCATGTCCGGCAGCATCACGCAGTTGACGAATGCTCTTGCGCCCTTGTCCATTCTGGATATTTCCGGTCTGAAATCGCTTGGCAGCGCGTTCAAGGCAATTGGCACTGTGCCTGACCTGACCGACAAGCTGAAAGCAGCAGACCTTGATTCTTTTGCAGATTCTTGCCAGAAGATATCTACTGCTCTTACCCCCCTTGCATCTCAGCTTGAAACGGTGGGCAATGCCTTTGCAAAGCTACCTCCACAGTTGAGCAAGGTAGTTACACAGGCAAACCGCGTGACCGCTGCAAACGAACGGCAGAAGAAAAGCTACATGAGCCTTTCCAGCCAGATGAACAGATTCATGCGAAACATGGTAAAGCTGGTCTCGCTGAAAGCCATTGCTGATTATCTTGGCAACGCTGTTGCGAAGTTTAATGACTTCTATGAAGCGACCGATATGTTTTCCGTTTCAATGGGGGAAATGACAAAATCCGCAAACCAGTTTATCAACAAGATGGAAACCCTTCTTGGCATCGACCCAACCGAAGCTATGAACAACATGGCAAGTGTTTATAGCATGGTTCACTCTTTTGGAATGGCAAGCGATAAAGCGTATACTTTGTCACAAAATCTTACGCAGCTTGGATACGATTTGGCTTCATTGAGAAACATGAAGACATCTGAAACATTTACAAAGCTACGTTCCGCTATGGCTGGAGAACTTGAGCCTGTTCTTCAGCTTGGCGTTGATATTTCTCAGGCTAGACTTCAGCAAGAACTTTTGGAACTTGGCTTTAACAAGCAAGTTTCCACATTGTCTCAAGCAGACAAGGCTACTTTGCGCTATATCGCTATCATGAAGCAGCTTACTTATGTGCAAGGCAATCTTGGCGAAACGCTTGCAAGCCCTGCGAATATGATTCGTATGTTAAAAGCACAGCTGAACAATCTCGCAAGAGATATCGGTTCTCTGCTTTACCCTGCTTTAAAAATGATTCTCCCTCCGTTGATTGCCGCCGTTGAACTTATCCGAGAGTTTGTTCAGTGGATTGCAAAATTGATGAATGTAGAAGTTACTTTTACGGATTTCAGCAGTGCAAGCGATGCCGTAGGTGGCGTCACAGACGCGTTGGACAATACCACAAAGGCAACCGGCAAAGCAGCAAAGGCGTTCAAGAACTACATCATGGGCTTTGATGAACTGAACGTCATCCAGAAGAACGCCGATTCTTCCGGTGGCTCTGGCTCTGGTTCTGGTGCAACCGGAAACCTCTTGGGCGATGTAGACCTATCTGCCTATGATATGTTCTCAAAGTACAATGAAGGGTTTGCAAAGCAGATTGATGCCATCAAGGAAAAAATCAGAGGGATGCTTCCGATTATTGGCGCTGTCACTGCTGCGCTTGCTTTGTGGAAGCTGACTACCTTTATTATAGACCTTGTTGACGCAATCAAAAAAATTGGCATTTTGAAAAGCATGGTCGCCGGTGGCATTCTGGTAGGCATTGGATTTTTCTTGATGTTCGATGGCATTAAGAGAGCCATCGAGGACAAGCTTAACGCTATCAATTTTACAGAAATTCTTGTAGGCGCTATTACGTTTGTCGGCGGCGCGGCGTTGCTTGGCTCAAAAATCGCAGAGTTTATCACGACTTCCTTTGCGGATAGCGCCGTTGCAAAAGCCATTACAGCCGCAGGCGGCAAAATGGGTGGCGCACTAATTGGCGCGGTTGTCGCTGGTGTTATAGCTGGCGTTGCAATGTTTGTGACCGGTGTTTATGACGCTTTAACAAACGGATTGAACATTCTAAACGGTTTGCTGATTCCCGCTGGCTCTACAATGGCTGGTGCTGCCGTTGGCGCAATTATAGGCTCTCTTGGCGGCCCGATTACCGCTGGAATCGGTGCAATTATCGGTTTGATCGTTGGCGGTTTGACCGATGCCGGAATCGCCATTTACCAGAACTGGGATAAAATCACAGCTGCTCTTGATAAAGCAAGCGCCGATTTGAAGCAATGGTTTGTTGGAGTAGGTGTCTGGTGGGATAAAAAATGGCAAGGCTTTAAGACAAACTGGGACAAAGCGTGGAACAGTCTTGTCGACACTTTAAAAGAACTTCGTAAGAAATTTATTGAGCATGGCAAAAACCTCGTTCAAGGTTTAGTTGATGGTATCAATAAAGGCATTGAAACCGCTAGAAACGCTGTCGGCGGTCTTGCAAAAGCCATTCTGGACAAGTTCACCACAGACACTGGAATCCACTCCCCTTCCAAAGTCTTTAATGGTTACGGCGTCTACCTCATAGAAGGTCTTGTGAACGGTGTCTCCGCTACCAAAGACCTTGCGGTAAAAGCTATCCAGTCCGTGTCTGACGCGGTAAAGACTGTTGGCGCTCAGCTGGCAGACGAGAACTACGGTCTGGGCAACGGCTCTATCAGCCTGTCCATTGACGCAAGCGGCAAGTCCATGATGGAAACCGCAAACGCGCTGAAACGTTCTGTGCGTGCCACCAATGATAGCTTTGGCGGTTGGTTCAAGAAGATGAAAACCGACTTGAACGATTTCACAGAGGGCATCAACGCTGTTACTAAGGCGGGCAAGGATATCTCCAACGGCTTTAAATCCTCTATTGATGCTCTTACCGCTGCATCAAAGTCCATCCTGAACACGCACGATGGTTTTGTGAGCGCCGTCTCCGACATCCGGTCTTTTGTGAAGAAGAGCGTTGCAGAGATTGAAAACGAGTACCAGTACAACGGTTTCTTCGGCGCTGCCGGTCTTGCCATCAAAAAGGCGTTTGAGGGTGTGCACCTTGTTTTTGATAAGGTCTCCACTGCTGTCAAGAACGTGTCCGACACTATTGACAGCGTGAAGAACGTTATCACCACCTTCAACAACCTGAAAACCAAAGTCGGTGAGGTCATCGACCAAGTTCCGCTTCTGAAACAGGCGTATGGTGGGTTGAAATCGTTCTTTAATGACCTGTTCAGTAAGGACAGTGGCATTGGCAAAATCGTGTCCGATGGTTTTGACTTTATTAAGACGAAAGCCGGAGACGTTGCAAGCTGGTTTAAAGAAAAGCTTGGCATTGGAAGCACCGGCGCTTCCTCTACTGGCTCGGCAGGCGCACTCGGCAGTGCCGCTACCGGTGGAGCTCTGCCAAGTGGTGTTGGCGCAGGAGGAATTGCAACGGCTGTTGTGCTTGGCGTTTCTGGCGGTATGCAATGGTGGAAGGATATGATCGGAACATGGAAGGATTCTGACAAGTCCGCTGGCACGAAGGTTCTTGAATCCATAAAGCACACTCTTTGGGATTTGTCCCCGATCGGAGCGCTTGTGAATCTCGGCAAGAAGATTTTCGGCTTTGCAAGCGGTGGCTTCCCCGATGCCGGTCAGCTATTCATTGCCCGCGAAGCCGGTGCAGAGATGGTCGGCTCTCTGGGCGGTCACACGGCAGTTGCCAACAATGACCAAATCGTTGAGGGCATCCGCGAAGGCGTTGAAGCCGCAATGGAGCGTCAGAACCAGTTGCTGCGCCGTCAGAACGAATTGCTGCAGGCTCTGCTTGAGAAGGAAGGAAGCGCGGAAATCAACGTTTCCAGCTTCTATCAGGCGGTCAACAGAACGAACCAGCGCAACGGCAAAACAATTATCCCAGTAGGAACTTAAAGGAGGGGCATTTATGGAACTTGACCAGTACAATCCGATTCGGAGCGTGGATGGGCAGTATCTTAAATGCCCCTCTTCTTATCAGTGGCGGTTGCAGGACATTTCAGCGTCTGATGCCGGGCGCACCGAAGATAACAAGATGGACAAGAAACGTCTTGGTCAGTGCGTCAAGCTGGAACTGGAATGGAAGTACACCACGATAAAAGAAGCCGCCGCTATCCTGAAAGCGTTCAACCCAGAGTACATCAACGTCACCTACCTTGACGCGATGGCTGGCGAGTGGAAAACCAGCGAGTTCTACGTTGGTGACCGCGCCGTGCCGATGTACAATTCCCGGATGAACCGCTGGGAAGGGATATCCTTTAACATCATCGAAAGGGCTGCACACTGATGGTCAACGTATCGCAAGATATCATAAAATCCTTCAACGAGGGCAATCAACAGACTGCTCTTATTGAGGTTACCACTGGCAGCAAGACGTTCACCATCACCGAAGCGGATATCATTCAGGGCGGGTTGAAGATTGACCGGTACTGTGTGACCAACAGTAAAATCGAGGTTGGCTCTGCGGTTGCGTCAGAACTGTCCTTGAAGCTGCGGAACTACGATGGCAAGTTCAATGATGTTTCCTTTGAGGGTGCTGTCCTGAACGTCAAAATCGGCATCCACGCATCCAACACTTCTGAACTAGGCAAATTCATTCTTGGCAAGTCCGTTCTTGGCTTTGCAAAGGGACTTGGAAACTTCATTCTCGGTACTGGGCGGCTTGGCGATTATAACGTAGATACGGAAGTCTACTGGGTTCCATGCGGTCTGTTCATCGTGGACACCCCGCCACGCAAGCTGAGCACAATAAGCATCTCTGCACTGGATTACATGGTCTTGTTCGACCGCGAAGTGAACACTTCTGCACTCTCCTTCCCTATCCACGTTGATGCACTTATCCAGAAAATCTGCTCCATCTGCAACGTTACGCTTGCAACGGACGTTTCGGTGCTGCCAAACCACTATTTTAGCATTGGCGGTCTGCCTGACACGAACCAGACCTTGACCTACCGCCAGCTTTTGCAGTGGTGTGCACAGCTTACCGGCACTTGCGCATTCATGGATGGCAGCGGACGGCTTGTGCTGAAATGGTATGAGCAGACCGGCGTGACTATCACCGCAAGTGAGCGCTATTCCAGTGATATGTTAGAGAACGACATCACTATTACCGGTTTTACCTGTGACGATGGCAACGGTAACACCTACCTGTCCGGCACGGCAGATTACACGCTTGACCTGAGCGACTGCGGTTTCCTGGCCAACGCCTACGAGGGCGTTTTGAAGGAGCTGCAAGCTGCACGCGGCGGGTTTGCTTACCGTCCATACAGCGCCACCATCAAGTCCGCACCATATCTGTTCCCGCTGGACATGATACGCTACAAGGACAAATACGGCGTTGTACACGATACCATTGTGACCAACGTTACACTGGCTCTGAACTGCAACACAGCGATTTCCGGCGCTGGCGAGACGGTCACAAGTTCTTCTTATACGCAGTCCACAAGCGGCGTTACAAGCCAACAGGCGGCAACGGACAGAGTAAATCTGGAAAAGATAAACCAGCGTGCAACAAAAGAAGAGCTTTATAGCATGATGACGTTTACTCCTGAAAATGGATTAGTCATCACTCGTAGCAACTGGGAAGGTAAAGTTCAAATCACCGGTCAGAATGTACAAGTCGTCCGTGGAAATAATAAAGTTGTTATAAATGACAATGGCATAGACATAACGGATGGCTACGGAAGCGTTTCTATTTACAGCGGTGGCATTTCTTTTCACGGCATTCGCAACAGTAAAATTTTTGAATGGCCTTATGAAAAGGATTCTTATGGTAACGCAAAAGGAAAATTTACTGCGCAAACCACAAAAATTGATCTTTCGTCCTACTCGTCTGTAATGCTGGTCTATGACACGCATAAAGAAGGAACATGGCTTGCAGATGGCGGCAGTGCTGGTAAACTTACCGTTGTTCTTCCTGTTAACGGGAAAACGTACTCCTATGCTTATCCGTGGAATACCATTCATTGGAGAACCGTCAAGGTGAGCAACACGGGAATAACGTTTGGAAGCGGAAACGAAAGAACCTCAAGCTACAACATTGTAGTCACGCCATCATGGTTTAATCTGCAAAACCCAGCTAATGACGGAGTTGCGGAAAACAATGAGGTTTGCCGCCCGTTGGAACTATACGGTTTTATGTGAGGTAAATATCATGGAACATTTCAAGTTCAAGTGCAAAGTCGGATTGGATGGCCGATTATATGGCGGCGGGTGGTGTCACGAAAGCGTTATTCCGAATCCACTGCCATCCGATGAAATTTTGTTTGACGACCTGTCAGGAATGACAGAAGGGTTCTATACGGATTATCTGTGGGATGGAATCAACCTGATATACAGCCCTGTACCAACAGCCGATGAACCTGCTGTCACCGAAACAGAAACGGTTTTTACGCAAACCAACGAAAATGAAGAGGAGGTAACCTATCAATGAGCTATCAAAAGCAGAACTTTGCAAACGGTGAAGTGCTCACCGCTGCGCAGCTGAACCACATCGAAAACGGCATTGTACAGGTCGAATCCGATGCAAGCACCATCGCAGCAGCCGCAGTATCTGCTGCCATCGACCCCACCCTCTCCGTCTCCGGCAAGGCGGCGGATGCGGCGAAGGTGGGAGAGGCGGTCAATGCAGAGGCTGAAAGAGCAAAGGGGGTGGAAAGTCAGATAAAGGAAGATTTAGTTGATACAGCCAGCACGATTGTATTTATAGAAAATTTGTTCGATTATTCAAAAATCGAATCTGACACATATCTAAACCCATCGAATGGAAAGACTGCCATTTTTGGTACGACTGGTGTGTATATAACAAGTGGATTCATTGATTTGAAAATGGCAGTTAAAATTTGTACTCCGTGCATTACTCATTGTTGTTTTTACTCGAAAAAAGATAGCTCATCTTTTATTTTATCGGTAAAAATTGGAAATACAAATCTTGCGGAACAAGTGATTCCGGTTCCTGAAAACGCTAAATATGCAAGAATTGATATAAACATAAATACAGCAAAAGCAAATAAACAAACTGATATTTCAAAGACAATGGTTGTCCCAGACATGGATGAGCTTCCATACAAGTTTGTTCCTTACGGCAAAAAATCAGAAATTAAATTTTCTGACGATAAAAACAATTTTGTTTTCATCTTTTCAATGGCTCAGAATATGAGGTTGGGAATTGATGGTGTATATAATTTTGACACATTATGTATGTCATCAGATATTATCCCAATTCAGAAAAGGCATTTTACAATTCCTCAGAAGTGGAGAGTTGTATTTTTTGACGAAAGTAAAAAAGTAGTGGCATATTCTACCGAACCAGATGATAATAAGGAAAATTTTGTTGTCGATGCACCGTATTACTACGGATATGCCTATTATGCCTTTACCGTTAAGCAAAATGGCAGCAATGGTTTTGTGAATCCGTACAATGTTTGTCCATATTCAGTAGAAAACTATTGGCGTGGCAAACGTATATTATGGCTTGGTACATCAATACCAGAAGGAAACACTCAACCGGCATGGGGATACCCGGATGAACTAGGGAAACGACTGGGAGCTACTGTTATAAATATGTCACTTGGCTCATCGTCAATTACGGCTGGCTATCCGACAAAAGCAACAAATGACGACCCATTTGGCTTGAGCGGTGGTACGTATAATAAGCTTCGTAGCCTTACACAAACAACAGCCTTTAAAGAGAATATTTTAAATAATTGGTCGAAATGGCAACCAATATTCACGTCAGCGCCATTAACTCTTACCGAAACACAAAAGAAGTTGATATTAACGTCAAGTTATGAGGTAAAGCTAGACCCATATCTTAGAGACGACAACAATTGTGATGTTTATGTAATAGATATGGGATGGAACGATAATACAACAGATTTGACCGGAAAAGATAGCGATAATAGACCATATAATACATGGAATTACATCACTACCGCCGATGACAAAGCTACAAACGACATATATCGTTACGATGTTATGACATTTCGGGGCGCATACAACTGGATTATAAAAAGAATCCATGAAGCACAACCGCAAGCGCAAATTGTTTTAATTGGTATGAAAGAAAATGTGATGCGGCATACGCTTCTTGAGTACCAAAGAAACATTGCAAATGAGAATAGTTTGCCTCTTTTAGAGTTGTGGAGAGTTACAAACGAATCACCACGCACAATCACAACAAAGCGCCGTGTGTCTGAAGGTGGTTATTGGTATACAACAAATTTTACAGGAACGGTTGAGCAATCCAGAATATATGACGGAACGCACCCGCACGGTTGGATGACCGATAAAATAGCAGATTGGCTAACAGCTCAGTTTATGTATAATATTCGCTAAATAATGGGGGCTTTATCCGACCATCCACCCACATAATAAGAAAGGACTGATATCATGCTCCCTATCATGGACGTTTCCCGCTGGCAAGGCAGGATCGACTGGGACAAGGTGAAAGCAAGCGGCCTTGTCTCCGGTGTGATGCTGCGGGCGCTGGGCAACAGCGCCGAGGACAAGCCCAGCAAGCCGTACATCGAACCCACCTTTGAGCGCAACTACGCCGAGTGCCAGCGGCTGGGCATCCCGTGCGGTGTGTATTACTATTGCAAGGCGGTCAACACGGCAGAGGCAGACGCAGAACTTGCCTTGCTGCGCAAGGTGCTGACTGGCAAGACGTTGCAGCTGCCGGTGTCGGTTGACATCGAGGACAGCTATGTGCAAGCCCCGCTGGACAAGCAGACCCTGACGGACATTGCCGCCCACGCGCTGGGCACGGTGGAGCGCTGGGGCTTCTACGCCATGCTGTACACCGGGCTGTACTTTGCCCGCGATAACCTGTACATGACCGGCGCAGCGCTGCGCAAGTACGATGTTTGGCTTGCTGCCTACCTCAGCAAGAAGCCCGAACCGGGCTGGCCGTTCGGCTTGTGGCAGTACACCAGCAAGGGCAAGATTCCCGGCGTTGTGGACGCAATACCGGGTAAGGTTTCCGGCGTGGACTTGTCGGTGCCTTACAAGGACTACACCAAAATCATTGCGAAAAAGGGGCTGGACCGGCTCCGGGAGGTGTAAATGGGGGTACTTTCCGAGTTTGAGGCATGGTGGGCTCCCGTCGTCATCGTCTTTGGCGTTCTGGCGTCGTTGGACAAGGCTTTTGACCTTTACAAAAAGTACAAGGGTCTTGCGCAGGCACCGGACAAAAAGCAGGACGACGAAATCTTAAAGTTGCGTAAAGAAGTTGACATGCTCAAAGATGGTTTTCTTCGCGTGCAGGATGCGCTTGCCCGCGATCTGCAGCGCTTTGAAAAAATCGACGAGTTAAGCCGTCTAAATCTTCAGGGTACATACGCTTTGCTTAAAGGGCAGCTTACCGGTGACAACGTGCCCGCCATGCAAAAAAGCATGGACGAAATCGAAGGATATCTTATGAAAGGAGCAACCAATCATGGAAGCAATGGTAACTAACATCGTGAGCGTTATCCCCGCATGGGCCGCGTTAGCCCTTATGCTGGGCGGCTTTATCTTCTACGCCCTGGGCTGCATCCGTCTTGGCTACGGCGCGGCTGTCAAAACGCTTGTGCTCAGCCTGATCGATCAGGCTGAGAAGGAGATTCAGGGCACCAAGCGCGGCGCAGAGCGCAAGGCGTGGGTCGTTAAGATGCTTCGCTCCGCTCTGAGCACCAGCAAATACGGCAGACTCATCAGCTGGGCCATTACCGATGAGACCATCGGCACGGTGATTCAGTTTTTCTTTGACCGCATGAAGGCGGCGCTGCAAAAGCAGTAAGGAGGATATCATGGCAAGCACTACATACGACCATCTCGGTAACGTCACCGTGATGTACGCCGCACGAGAGCAATTTCGGCACGCCACGAAAATGGTCTGCGATTTTGTTGACCTTAACAAAATCGACCATTTTGCCGTCATTGGCAATATGGTGCGCAACGCTGGGCAGCTGCCGCAGCCTTTCTGGCTCGGTGCTGCCTGTGGCGGCGGCTCGTGTAGTTTTCCCGCCAGCGTTGCAAGGGCTTGACACAGAACAGATAAAAGCTGTAATAAAACGTGCGCCGCTTGGGAGGTATGACCGGAAAATCGCCCGGTTGCGGTACGTTGACCAGCTATGCCAAGTTGATATTGCAGCGCGTGTACCTTATTGTCGCACATCAATTGGCAATAGGCTAAAAATCATTGATAAAATGCTGGATATGTGATATCATAATTTTAATTGGGTGCGATTTCTCACGAAACGCATTGAAGCGGCAGGCTATTCCAGAGCTTGCCGCTTTTCTTTTTGCACGAATTGTGGTATAATCATCTCAACAAATCCTCCCGGCCTCTCGAAGAAGCGCATTAGGGTGGATATTTGAAAGGCTATGGCCTTTGTAGAGAGCGGCATTGCCTGTGGGCGGTTCCGCTCTTGATTTTTTGTCTTATTCGCACTAGTTTTGTCGAAACCCTTGCCTTGCAAGCCGAAACGTGATATTTTAGTTTTGCTTCCAATGCGAAGTCCTTTAACAAAAAAGCGCTCACGCTGTGTTATGCCGTGTGGGCGCTTTTCTTTTATCCCTGCAAATCTTCAACGGAGACGTTACAAGCTGCTGCGATTTTCTCAAGCGTTTTCATCCGGGTGGGCTTTCCAGCTTCTGCGTGCTGGATAGTTGCAGTGGACAGCCCGGTTTTTTCTGACAGCGCCCGGATAGTCAGACCGGCGCTTTCCCGGGCGGCTTTGATTTTGGCGGCAGACACGCCGAGAGTTTTGTAATCGGGCGACATATACCCGACTTGGAACATCCCCTGCTGCTGCATCGACAACGCCTTGAGCGCAAAGCTGTTGTCAACGTCCTCGATGTCAACATCTCTCAGGACGTAGGCGCAGGCGTTGTCCAGCTCTGGGGTCATCTTGTGAATCTTGTGCGCCAGCGTGATTTTCATCATCACGCCACGCACGGGAAATCGCGTAGCGTTGCTGAGGTCTGCCTGATTTGCATGGTCAGGGGTGCAGGCTTCGTCCAGCAAGCGGTACAGCTTGCCGAGGTTGCTGATAGTTGTGTTTTCCATGGTGCTTCTCCTAACGCCCGTATAGCCAGATAGCGCAGCCTTCATTTTTAGATTTCGATGCTGGGTGCGGTGGAGAGCGGATCCTCGTCCGGGTGCGTATTGTTCCATGCCCGGACGATCTCATGCAGTCTTACGACTGCTCCATGCATATTAACGGATGCGTTCACGTCCAGATCGGTGATGGCGTTAAGCACGCTGACCATCTGGCTTCTGCCGTACTGCTTAGCCCACTGGGCAATCAAAGCGGTCTTGATGCGGTCTGCCAGCTCATCCACGCAAGCGGCAAGCTCCTCTTCTGCGTTGTCCTCTCTCTTTGCGCCGAGGATCATATCCATTGCGCTGAGACCGGTAAACCGTTCGCCGTTATCCCAGCGGCTCTGATACTCAGCAACAATGCTATTGCGGATGCTATTTTCCAGACCGTAGCCTGCTGTTGCAAGCTCTGCGTAACGGTCGTTCAGCTTCTCATAGATATCCATTTTTTTATTCCTCCTGCGTTGTTTTGTACTTCTCTTTACATCCTTATTATACCACAAAACTGCTACAAGTGATACAAGCAAAATCACCAGACTTTGCTTTATTTTTTTGTTCATTTTGTAGCAGTTGTAGCAGTTTATATTTGTCCTTCGTTGTGCGTTCGTTGTCTTTCAGCTTTTGCCGATGCGGTACACTGGGAGCACAAGGAGGGATGTTTTATGAGTTATTATCCGACACCCGGAACGCCTTACGTTCCGCAACAGCCTGTCAATCCTTACGGTGGCATTGGCGCAGTTGGGCTCGCCACTCCCCTGTCAAACACGCAAATGCAGCAGGCACAGCCGCAGCGTCCGCAGCCGATGAATGGGCAACAGCCTGTTCAGCAGGCAGCACAGGACGGCGGTTGGCTGCTTGGCAGACCTGTTTCCAGCAGGGAAGAGTTTCTGGCGATACCGTCTGACCTGTACGGCAGACCGACCTACTGCCCGGACTTGCGCAGTGGCGTGATTTACTGCAAGCGGCTCAACCCAGACACCTGCGAATCTTATGTACAGGAGTTTTATAGCCCGGAAGCGTGGCGGCAGATGCAAGCACAACAGGCACAGCAAACCGCTGCACCGACACAGCAGTATGTGCCTATTGAGCAGTATAACGCCCTCGTGCATCGGCTGGAGGAACTGGAAAAGTGGCAGAAGAGCTTTTCTAAGCCCGCTGTCACAACGAAGAAAGGAGAATAAGAGATGTCCTCTCCGTTTGATATGATTACTCACAGCCCCATCATGCAGCTTGCAAACCTTGCTCGTGCCGGGCAGAACCCGATGGGGCTTATCCAGCAGCTGGGCGGGCAGAGCGCACCCATCATGCAAGGCTTGAACCTGATTCAGGGGAAAAACGAAGCACAGCTCAGGACGATGGCGCAGAACCTCGCCAAAGAGCGTGGCATCGACCTGAACCAGTTAGCAAGCGTCCTGAATTTGACGCTTCCAAAGTGAGGAGGTTTCACAATGGACGATATCGAAAACAGTCATTCCGAAAAAGATTTTGACATCAACAATCTGTGCGGCGATGACAAAATATGGGTTCCTTTAATGCTCGGCTTTATTTTTGGGGCTGCCAGCAAAAAGTGGGACGACCCGAAAGATAAAAAAGACAATCCTTCGAACTGACTTGACAATCCCCCAATAAGCATCCCTCTAAGCGAAACGCTTCTCAGTTTTGCGGACTTGACAAAAACCGCACTTGTTTGGCTTCGCCCATCGCACACGGCGGTGGGATGGCATAACGCAAAACTGAAAGGAGTTTTGTTATGGACGATTTTGCAACTGGCTATCTGGCTGGGCAGGACGGCGGCAATAACAACGGCGGGTTCTTTGGCAACGAAGGTCTGTGGGCTGTTATTATCCTTGCCATTATCTTCGGCTGGGGCACGAACGGCTATGGCCGGAACGGCGGCGACAACGGCATGAACAGCTACATCCCCTATCTGGTCGGCACTGGCGCAACTGGTCAGGGCGGTGCAGACACCCGCGCGGCTCTGTCTGAGGGCTTCTACCAGCAGGATACCTCCCGCTCTCTGGCGGGTATCCAGAGCGGTATCTGCTCTCTGGGCTATGACCAGCTGGCGCAGATCAACGGCATCAATGCCGCTATTGCTGGCGGCTTTGCTGGCACCAATCAGGCAATTTGTCAGCTTGGCTACCAGAACGCACAGCTGGTGAACGGTCTGGAACGCAGCGTGTCCAACGGCGACAACGCCATCAGCCTTGCTATCATGCAGGAGGGCAACGCTCGGCAGGCTGGTCAGACCGCACTTGCCACGCAGCTGGCGTCCTGTTGCTGTGAGAACAAGCAGCTGATCGGCGATCTGAAGTACACCATCGCAACGGAAGACTGCGCTACCCGGCAGGCTATCGCAGACAACGCCCGCGCAGTTATCGACAACTGCAACGCCAACTTCCGCAGCATGATGGACTACTTCACGCAGGATAAGATTGCTACTCTGACCGCTGAGAACCAGAGCCTGAAGTTCGCCGCTTCTCAGGATCGTCAGAATGCGCTTCTGACCACCGTGATGTCTCAGCAGACTGATACCATCCTGAACCGCGTGAATCCTCGTCCGATTCCCGCTTATCAGGTGGCGAACCCTAACGCTGGCGTGAACTGCTGCGGCTGCTACTAACCAACACACTCCCCGATAACACCGGGTGAACCATCGGGGCAGGGGGATTCACCTCTGCCCCTGATTTTTTAGGAGGAAAACATTATGGCTTGCAAAACAAGCTGCAAACTCTGCCCCCATCTGGTCTTGAGCCAGTCGGTGACGTTCGCCAACGACACGCTGACCATCAACATCCCTGCTGGTTCTTACGCAGCGGGAGAGAAGTATTGTCTGGTCATTGCTCAGGCTTTGCCGGATACAGCCACCATTAACGCCCCTGTGGTCATCACCATCGGCGCAGGCACCACCGCATACCCTCTGACCGACTGCAACTGCGCTCAAGCAACCACTGAGAGCATCCACACCCGCACTCGCTATGCAACCCGTGTGGCAACGTCTGCCACCGGCACGGGTACGTTCAAGTATCTTGGTTGCTTCTGCCGTTCCCACGCAGGTGCGCCTGCGTCCATTTCTTGAGGAGGTGTAGATTATGGGCAAGACTAATTTTCGCCGCATGATGATGCTCCGTGACCACGACAAAAACCGTGAGCCGGAACGTGACCGCCTTGAGGAAGAGCGTGACCGCAGGGAGCGCGAGATGGAGCGCCGCCTGCGTAAGCTGGAAGGTGGCAACGACCGCCACTCCTACTATCCGCAGGAGGAGAACCGCTACATTGACCCCTACCCTGTCCCCCGCTATCCTGACGTAGAGTATGGGCGCAGGATGCCGCAAATCGGCTTCTCACAGAACGGTGACTGGGACAAGCGGTCTGGGCAGTATGAGCGTGGCGGCGTAGACAGCCGCTCCATCAAGATGCCACGCCAGCACCTCACCCACGATGAAGCAGAGGAATGGTGCGACAACATGGTGAACGCTGACGGCACGAAGGGCTGTCACTGGACGCTGGAACAGACGCAGGACGTTGCCAAACAGCGCAACATCAACTGTGACCCGAATGATTTCTGGGCAGTTATGAACATGATGTATTCGGATTATTGTCAGGTTGCAAAGCGTCAGTCTGTTGACACTCCGGGATTCTACGCTGACATGGCAAAGGCGTTCCTTGAGGACACGGATGCCGCAGACGGCAAGGCATATCTCTACTGGGATTGCATTGCTGATAAGTAAAACACAAGGGGTGTAACAAATCGTTACACCCCCTCTTTTTTATTTGTCTGGTGATTCCGGCAAGTACATCCAATGTGTCACTTCAAGATTGCTACACCAATCTGTTTTCCAAATTGGCTTTCCGCCATCTTCTGGATACCAGTAGCACTGTGCAATATCTGTTCCTGTCAACGGAGACGCAACAAGAACTGGATTGCTTTGAAGTTCTCCGTTCACATCTACCATTTCTGGATAATGGTCATTTACATCAATCCATTCTTTGCTCCAAAGCCACTTTTCTTTGAAATACTGAACGTCCTTCTTATACTGGCCTTTGTCTGTATCACCGCTTCTATACCAATCACAACTATGCAAAACGCAGAGCAAATCGTACAGAAGCATACTCAAATCTTTGTCGCCAAGTGGATTTTCTTTACGAGCAATACTCGAAATTTCTTTTACTCGCTCACTTGCGAGGTCGTAATCTGGATAGCAATGCTCATAAATAGCATTTGCAAGGCTGTCATTTTGATAATCCCAATGTCCACCACTCATTTTAGTCTCCTTTCTTTTGATTGCAACTTCAATATTTCACAGGCGGTTCAGGCAACGGCATCCAATATGTAACATTGTGCGGTTTTCCGTTTTTATCCCTCCACTCGCCAAAATCCTGTTCATATCCGACAATCTCAACGTCAAACTCGTCTTGGCTAAATCCGATAACATACGGGTTATATTCATCCGGCATCTCGTTTTTCACGTTTATCCATTGTCCAATTTTAGGAGCGTTTGAAATATCGTACGAACAATATCCAATACACTGAACCGCTCCTAACTCATTCTCAAGATTTCTGTTTCCAATCTTTGTAATGCAAACATCGTGAACCCTCTGCCACCCACTCTTGTAATCGGAATATTCGTTTTGTGAAATTACGATATTTTCTGGATTCAATTCTTTTCTTCCGCAGGTTAGATTCCATTCATTTGCGATTCTCTGCTTCATTTCGTATTCATTGGTAAACACTCTTGTTTCCTTTAGAGCGTTCTTCAAAGAACCACGATGAGGTCTATAAGCAATCATAGGTCAGTCCTCCATGCAACTTAGCGTTTACCTGTCAAGCAACTCCTTGATATACAGCGTTTCAAATTTTGTTAGATGGGGATACTTGCTTCGAGCCATCTTTTCTGCCTGTTCTTCAACGCCAAGAACACTTTCAAAATCGTCATTCACGCTAACTGTATAGCACATACACTCGTGGTCATGCTTTTCGTTCCAACCTTCAAAAAGAACAACAAACTTTTTCATGTCATCAATCCTCCAAGAAATCTTCCAGTTCAATTTTCCCCTCTGCCGCCGCGACCGCCAGAGCGTAAACGAACTGCCCAATCGTCATACCGTGTCGTCTTGCTTTACGGTTGATGTACTTGCGTTCTTCCTCGCTCATAAGTATGGTAATTCGCTTTGAACGCTTGCCATCGCCGCTTGCAACGCCCTGATGCGACACCGGCATCGGGATTTTTTTCTTTGCAAGACCAGCTTCTACCAGTGCGCCGGACACATCGCCTTGTTCGATAAGACGTTGGACTTCCCTCGCCTGTTTCAGCTTCTTTGGCTTACTTTCGCTGGCTACGGCATTGTTTGGCTGTGTTTCGCCGTCTTTGGCTTGCTTCGGCTTAATATCGCTTAATGTTGCTTCATTAGGCTGTGCATGGCTGTCTGTGGCATCACTGGGCTTAATCTGTTCATGTTTGGCTATGCTCGGCTTTGTTCGGCTTGCTTCTTCTTCCTTTGGCACACTTCGGCTTAATGTCTGTTCCGAAAAAATAGGTTGGAAATCAAAGCCACCAAGCAAGCCTGTGGATTTTTTGCTGGTTGATTTCATTGCTCTTCCTCCATTTTTGCACCGCATACTGGGCAAAAATTCCAAATCCACTTGTCGAAATCGCTTTCTGGAATCATGCCACCGCAATTACTGCATTTGATTGCCTGCTCTGTATGGCTGTTATCATAATCGTCCTGAATAACAAAAGTCAAACCCTCTGGACGTTCCCATTTTGCTTTTAGATGTAAATCTTGCACATCAGCATTTCTTAACGCTCTTAGTCTTTCTAACGCATCTTCCAACGCTTGATTGTCGCCTTCTTCAAGAAGTCTGTTTCGATAATATTCCATCAAGGGAGCAACGTCTACAATCTTCTTACTCATTTTTATCTCCCTCCACAATCATCTTCGCCAACTCCTTAAAATCCTCTGCGCTGGTGCTCTTTGCCGTGTCACCGCTAAACAGGCTGTGCCGCTCTGCTTGAGCCTTTCTCACGCCCATAGACGGTCTAATCTTCACGTCCAGTAGAGTTGTCCCCATGCTCTGTGCAATCACAGGGAGTTGCTCTACGACCTCTTTGGACAGGTTCTCACGGCTCTTGTACTGGTTCAGAAGCAAACCCTCAATCTTCAAGGTCGGGTTAAAGTATCTGCGAACATCGCCGATGGTCTGCGAAAGCTGGCTCAGACCAGCCAGTGCGTAACGGTCTGCCGTAATGGGCACGATGATGCTGTTGGCGGCGATCAGTGCGTTCACAAGCGCAAGGCCAAGCTGAGGGGGAGTGTCCAAAACGATGTAATCATACTGCTCAGACACGCTCTCAAGGGCTTCTCGCAGCCGGAAGTTCTTGCCCATGTCCCGCACAAGCTGCTCGTCAATGTCCTTCAAGGCGTTGTCAGACGGCAGGATGTCACCAGCTTCGCAGTGCTGGATTCCTTCTTCGACTGTGCCTTGCCGGGTCATCACATCGAACAGGGTGCATACGTCCTCTGTCTGTGCGCCATAGGTGTCCGTTGCGTTGCACTGGGCATCGCAGTCCACCAGCAAGACTTTCTTGCCGAGTAACTGCAACGCACCAGTCAAACAGGTGCTTGTGGTGGTCTTTCCTGTGCCGCCCTTCTGGTTGGCGACAGCTATAATTTTTGCCATTTTATCACTCTTTCTTTATTGCACATCCCATTCTTCAAAATAGGGTTTCGTGCTTGCTTGATATGCGTCTTTCATCATTTCAGAAATATATGCTTTTGCTTTTTCTTCGGAAGAAAATACGCCCTCTATAGATAAATCGTCCATACATCCCGCAAGAACTACATAAACCTTGTTCATCGTTTTCTCCTTTCTGCTTCATCTGTTCATTCTGCCGTATGTGCTGCGTCTGACTACTTCAAGAAGCTATCGTCAAAAGTCGCAAACTCGTCCAAGTCGGAGTTTTCGATAACTCTGTAAAGATAGCCAGCTGGGTTATCAGGCCATTCCTTCTTGTCTTTCAAAATTTTATTATACGCATTACTCACAATGTTTACAACGGCAGCTTTCTTCTTATGAGCCTTAATAGCAGGGAAGCTCTCGGTCATCCTTTTCCCAACCATTCTTGCAATGCCAATGCACTCTGATTTCTCAAGGTCTGGTGCTATGTTCTCCCAATCTACATCACTGTAAGCCTTTTTATTCGGTCGGCTGACAGGAATGTTGTCATCGAACGGAAGTTCCTCTTTATATTCTTTCGCCTTTAATTCAGCGACAGGCTTTTCGTCTTTTTTCTTAGCGACAAAAGAAACGGCAACCGCCTTGTTTCCAAACGAGATTTTTTCGTAAGTAACATAAATGTCTGACACATCATTGATTTCTTCAACTGCTGCATCCAAAACTCTCCGTCTAAAGTTCTTAAAACTCTCATAGCATCCTGCATTTGCACCAAGATGCGAACGAAGCCGATTGATGCTGATATCAAAATGGTCTCCACCACGATTCATCATATCTCGCAGCATCGAATAAAGTAGGATGCTATACTGCGATTTCATTTTGACCGTATAGCGAAGTCTATACTTGATATAACCGCTCTTAGCAATATCGAAGAAGACACTCCTCAATTCAGGATTGCAGCAAAGGGTAACGACGTACATTCCTAAGTTTTTATCAATCGTAACACTTGCTTTCGTAAAAAGCGTATACATATTGTACTCGCTTCCATCGTCATTGAGAGGGAGCGTTACAACATTTCCAAGAAAATGCTCAATTTGCTTCTCGATGTTCCTGCTATTAACACGCAGTCCAAGCAAGTCACAATATTCCGAAAGAGTAAACTTGACTTCACTGGATTTTTCATCTCTTGGATTGATACGGCTAAGATATACTTCCAAAAGCCGCAGTTCTCCAACAGTGTAATCGTTAAACTCTGCCCAAACAAGCGCCTTGCTTTTTTCAATCAAGTTATTTTCGTAAAGTTCTGCCAAGAGTGTACATCTCCTTTCTCTGTACACTCATTTTATCACATAAAGGTGTACACGTCAATAGTTTTATTCACTTACATTGATTCATGCACATCTTGTACACATAGACCCCCTTATTTGATGCACATCTCGTACACGCTTATGCACATCTCGTACCCCATCATGCACATCTCGTACCCATTCTTACATTATATATAAACAAGATTATAAACAAGAGTTAAATAATCTTCTACTAAACAAAAGAAGAAGCTCCATAATCTCTATTTTTTTCTTATTTTATCAAAATGAAATTCAATTTTGCACAATGGTGTACTTAATGTTCACAGGTTTTAGTTTTGACAATCAAGTTATAATTTTGCTAGGGCGAGCAAAAACCTAACATATTAACGTTATTTATCTACGCAACAAGAGAAATATATGCATTACAAGTAGAAATCAATTCGTTGAAAGGTGTACAAGATGTTCTTCAAAAACTACGATAATTCGACAATCAGCGCAAAATGTTTTCTTCGTTGATAGTATAAGAATCGTTTCGCTTCATGGCCGCAGCTTCCCCACAGTCCTGTGCCTGATATAAAATCTGCATATTAGGCTGTGTTCCGTCTGGGTCTGGGTCAGTTTTGGTGGCCTGTGCCATCTCATAATGGCCTGTGACAGTGCGGCAGACGGATACACGATCACGCAAAGTCGTATGAAGATTGGCTACCATTTCGCACAGAACAGCAAGGTAATCTGAGCCGTGATTGCCATAAATCAGATAGCACAGCAGGTCGATTTCCTGTGGATGGGCTTCTTTGATATGCTCTATCAGTGCATCTCTCTTTCTCTCGGTGCTGGCATCTCCAGACAGACTTTCCAATAATCCGGGATGCAAACAGGTGTCTATGTACGGCTTGGCCGCAACGCCGCAGCACACAAACCACTTAATAATTGTTGGAGCATCTGGGGTCATCGTCCCTTGCTCATAGCGATAGATGGATGTCCGACCTATACCCATCCTGTCCGCAAGCTTCTGTTGGCTAAGGCCTGATTCTGCTCTTGCCATCTCTAAAGCTTTTGCCACTCGTAACCTATAATCATCCATAAATATCCCTCTTTCGACAAAATGACACAAAACAAAGAAATTTATCTCGATATATTGTTCACAATGTGAAACAATAAATGGAAAAAATCGCTGTTCCATTGAAACAGCGAGATGTGATATAACTGTGTTGTCAAAAAATTCCAAAGAGAAAGGAAATGCAAAATGAAAGAAACTGTAATCTGGAACCACGAACGTATGCCGCTCATTGATGGAATGCCCGCCAGCGTTCCCGATGGCCAGCCGCACACACCTGAACCATGGGAGGAAAACGAATGAACCGAACCGTAGACGCTCTGATTATCCCATACGCTCGCAGACGGACGCTGGAGCTTGTTCTGAGCCTTTCTGGGTACGAGGCTGATAAAGATGCTTACCTCGAAGCGAAAGGCATCTTAGAGCGTGCCGTAGCCGCCTTAGACAATGGGCGAGACCCGGCAGACAATATCGAACGCATTGACGGACAGCTTGTAGAGCTGTGATTGGAGGAAAGATGGACTTTACAAATGGATTCTATAAAGCCGAAAACCCTGTTGTTCTTGAAGAGGTGAAAACCTTTCTCCAGTCAATGGAACGGCGTGGAGCAACGGTCAAAGACTTGGACGATGCCATTGTGCAGCTAAACAATGTTTCGCACAGCATCAGCACAAACGCTCTTGTCAAAGCAGATGTGCTGGACAAGCTACCCGAAAACCCCTTTCGTTCCATGCTCAAAGACGTATTGCAAAATAAAGGATAAGCGAGTTCCATCGTGGCTTTATTGGACACTCGTTGCAATTTTTGGATTCCCCGATGTGAAGTAATGGATGCGCAGAAAACATTCGATTTTTACGAAGTTGTCAAAATGATATTGACCGTACAACAGAAAGGTGTATAATCATATCAAATTAACATCCGTACTTACCGATCGGGAGGATATGCCACAATGAGCGAACAGGAAAGAGCCAAGATTGACCAATTTATAGCATGGCTGCTGGAACATCCAGAGAAGATTCCAGTAGCTGAGCAAGCCCTAGACCTAGAATAACAGAAAATCCCTTGCGCAGAGCCACACCAGCCCGGCACAAGGGATTTTTTTATTACCGGGTCAGAACCATTTCTTTTTTTGGCTTCTACGGTAACGATATTTTCTGCTGTTGCCATACAATGCGCGGTCGTTGCCTTTTAACAAGGCCTGCATGAACCAAAAGCAAAAGGCACAGCCGCATAACAAATAATACACAGGCTCTCCTTACATTGTCTCGATCAGGTTCATCAATGCTTCGCGTTTCTCTGTCGGCATAGATTCAAGTTTTCTTCTAATCCGCTCCAACGCTGCATCCACTTCGCTTTGCGGCTGCTGGGGCGGGTTTTCTTTTTGTTCGCCGGAAACCAAAACATCCACGCTTGTTCCAAAATAAGAAGCTATCTTGTCAAGCGTCTCGTATTTCAGGGTCTGCTTTCTTCCATTCTTCAAATCGGTCAAAGACCCACGGCTTGCGCCCGATTCCTTGCACATAGTGGTCACGTTTACTCCGCGCTGCTTGCAGAGTTTTTCAATATTTTCGTACAAGTTTGCCATAATTCCAGTCCTCGCATTGTAAGGTTTGCTGAAATTACGCGAACGCTTAAAAAAGCCTTGCATTTTACGCGAAAGCGTATTATACTAAGACCGTACCGCGAAGGCGTAATGAATGATTTCTAGCAACTTCATTATATTACACTTATGCGTAAAAATCAATAGCCGGAGGTGAAATAATGGCTGAAAAAAAGCCTCTGTGTGACTTTGGCAAAAAAATCGAGATTGCTCTTATCCAAAAAGACAAGACAAACGACTGGTTGATTGAAAAAGTCAAGGAGGACACCGGACGATATTTTGACCGTTCTTACCTTTTTAAGGTTAAGACAGGGAAGCTGGAAACGCCCGGCATCAAGAAAAGCATCTGCCGGATTTTGAATATTCAGGATTCGGGAGTGTAAGAAGGGAGAGAAAAAATGGCAAACATTCAAGTTTTTGAATATCAGAGCAACAAGGTTCGCACAGTCGATGTGGACGGCGAAGCGTGGTTCGTTCTGAAAGACGTGTGCGAGATTCTGGGAATTTCTAATCACAAAATGACTGCACAGCGCCTTGACGAAGATGAGGTCAGCCAGACTTACCTCACCGATAGCATGGGACGTCAGCAGTCAACCACCATCATCAACGAAAGCGGTCTGTATCATGTCATTCTTCGCAGCGACAAGCCGGAAGCTGCTCCGTTCCGCAGATGGGTCACGAACGATGTGCTTCCCACCATTCGCAAAACTGGTTCTTACATGATGCCTAAGATGACCAAAGAGTTGCAAGCCATCTTCCTTCTGGATAACCGGACGGCTCAGCTTGACCAGCGTGTGACGGCATTGGAGAACAACGCGGTTATCGACTACGGCCAGCAGAGAACGCTGACAAGCGCAGTAAACCGCCGTGTAATCGTGGACACATTGGGTGGAAAAGGTTCTCCAGCTTGTGACAACCCACACGTTCGTGGCGTGGTTTATTGCGAAATCAACAAGGATTTGCAGAACTGGTTTCGGGTCAACGCTCGCAACAATATCCCTAGAAAGCGGTTTGATGAAGCCGTTGAGTACGTCAACCGCTGGAAACCCAGTACGAACACGGCGATGTTGATTCAGCAGACCAACGGGCAGACTAGCTTGTACGATGCCTACGAAAATGGCATCAGGGGGTGAGCGGATGAAGCAGTATTTGGATTTGAAAGTTGACCTTGAGAACCCGGATGAAGCTCGGCATACCATTGACGAACTAGTCAAGATGTACGAAGCAGATAAGTTCAAGTGGACGGCAGAGGAACTTGCCGAAGCAAAGCATCTGGCGATGAAGATTATGAACCAGTTGTGCTTGGATGGGTACAGCATCAGCTGGTCAAAGGCAGACAATGCAATCTCACTGTGGATGCTGGACGAGGACAGCCGAAACCATTCCAACACATTCTGTATGACTGACCCGTTCTACTGGAATACATGGATTGGCAAGTGCGTCTGCCTGTGCCGGGCTACCGGCAGGGAAGTGCCCGCGTTCATTGTCAAAAAGGCTGGTGAGTGCTGGTGACGTGCTTTTACAAAGCGCCTAGCCGTAAGCGAAGATTGAAGCTGGCGATGGCAGCGGGCGTGTCCCGGAACGAAGCCAACAAGGTGCTGTGGTTTGAGAAATCCATCAACCAGTGCTTTGAACGGCATAACCGGGAAACAAGGGAGAAAGCAGTGGCGCAGAGTGGAACTTAAATATTGCGAGCGCTGTGGCATCTTGCTTGGCATGGTCAATCCAACAAAAAAGTATTGTTCCGAATGTAAAAAAGAGGTTTCTCGTGAGCAGAAGCGAGCAAAAAGAAAAGCATTTGGAGCTGGGCATGGATTTACGCCGATGAAATCCACTTGTCAATGGTGCGGAGAACCGATGATTAAAACATCGGCAGCGCAAAAGTACCACAAAGAATGCGCTAAAGATGCTTCATTTACAAGCATTGCAGAGCATCAACGGCTTCGGAAAGAACGAGACCGTAACAAAAAAGCGATGGAAGAAAAGAAAATTCCATCCGTAGCTCAGGTTCAGGCATTGGCTGATAAGCTGGGCAAGCACTATGGCGAAGTGTCGAGGATGCTTGCAACAGGAGAACTGACTTATGAATGGTAAATACTACGGCAAGCGGGAAATCCGTTGGCATAGCCGGGAAAAAGACCGACTGGAACACATACACAATAGAAAGGAAAAAGATGAATGTACTTGTAGAAATCGCCCTGATCTGGGGCATTGTCTTAGCGTTTATTCTCGCAGTGTTTCTGCTGAACTTCTGGCTGGTGCATCACATCGAGCTTTTAGTCGGAGCTAAGGCGACATGGTACATCATAGGTGTTGGCGCTTTGATGACAACCGGTTGGATTTTTAGACGCAGAGAACCAAAGAACACAGAGGAAAAGGCATGACGCTGGAAGCTGCTCTTGAAGAACGCAACATAAAAGCATCAGAACTTATCCGCAGAAGTGGTGTGTCAGCCCCAACAATCTACAACATTACCAGTCCGAACAAAGCGCCTTATAAGACAGGTGTTAAGGCTGATACGCTTGCGAAAATAGCCGAAACGCTGAATGCGATAATTGTGATCGATGCAAACAAACCATTTTTATTCGATATTATTCTGAAAGAAGGGAAAAAATGAGAACTGTAAAGGGAACTGTGCTTACCATGCTTGGCATCGTGGCTGCCATTGTAGCGGTTGGCTGCGGCGATACCATCAATGGTTGCGAAAGCACAGCGCAGATGTTCGGTTGGGTGTTCGTATCGCTGGCACTGCTGGCAACTGCTCTGGTTCTGTGCGCACTGGGCGTGAACGACGAAAATGAGCGTGCAGATACTGAACGGATGAAAAAGCTGAATCGTGTTCCTACTCATACCAACGAGTGGAGGGATGCTCAGTGAAATGTCCATTATGCGGCAGCGAGAATATTACAACGGTGGACAGCCGGTCAGACCATGACAGCATCGTTCGCCGCAAGAAGTGCCTTGACTGTAACCACCGGTGGTCAACCATTGAAATCGACAAAGACCAGTGGTACAGCGCACTGCAAATCAAAGAGCAGCGAAAGAGAGGGCGACCCAAAGATGATTAACCTTGACAGATTCGGTGGCGTGACCGAGCCGGAGGACGGCGTGTATTTTCTGACCCGTGAGCAGGAAGCAGAAGCCAAAGAAGCAGACCGTCTGGCTGAGATTGAGGACTTGCAGTCTGAAATCGAGGACAGGGAAGCGGAGCTGAAAGACCTCCGTGCACAGTTGTCAGAGTTGATGGCTGGCTGATTATTGTACAGCCAAGTTAAGCCAAAGTAAGAATAATGAAGCTTAATGAAGCCAAGAAAGGAAAGAAAATGAGCAAATACAAGAAAGAGATCAAGCACTGCGAAAAGTGCAATAAGCCGTTTTCTGTGTTTCCGAACAGCACAGAAACGCTTTGCGCAAAATGCAAGGAAGCAGTTTTGGAAGATACGCTGCGCAAGAACGGTTATTTAGCAAAGCATAGAATGGTGAGAAACATTTTCGATGCTGTTGATGAATCGCTTTCTGTTACGGAAGCAGCTTCAAGAGCGGCTCGTGACGGAATTACAAGCGTCCAGAAAACCTGCCGTGATTGCGGAAAGTCTTTTGAAATCACCCGTGCCGAACGAATTTTCTTTGAATCGCGCGGTCTGGCATTGCAGAAGCGTTGTGCGGATTGTCGTAAGGCAAAGAAAGCAGCGAGAAAGGAGAATAACTGATGGCAGTATTAGTAATGGTCTACGGTCATTCCGGCAGCGGCAAGTCCGCTTCGCTTCGGAATTTTGACCCGGAACAGGTGGCGGTCATCAACGTGCTTGGCAAGCCGTTGCCGTTCCGCAGCAACATGAAAACCTACATCACCAACGACTACGGCAAGATTGATGCTGCAATCCACAGCACCAAGCGCAAGTCCATCGTCATTGACGATGCCACCTACCTTATGACCGGCGAGTTCATGCGGAACGCAAAGGTCGCTGGATACCAGAAGTTTACCGACATGGCAGCCAACTTCAATGCCCTGCTGATGCGGGCAAAGGAACTGCCGGACGATGTGGTGGTTTATTTCTTCGGTCACAGCGAGCGTGACGGCGATGGTGGCGAAAAGTTCAAAACCATCGGCAAGCTGCTGGACGAGAAGGTGTGCGTGGAAGGTTACTTCACCATCGTCCTGAAAACCGTTGTGCAGGATGGAAGATACCTGTTCAGCACTCGCAACGATGGGATGGACACCGTAAAAACCCCTCTGGGGATGTTCAGTGATGCACTGATCGAGAACGACCTCGCTGCCGTAGACAAGACCATCCGTGAGTATTACAACATCCCGGTTCAGCCGGAAAACAAAGGAGAATAACAGATGAAGAACATCAACTGGAATGACGTGCAGGAAGCCACCGAGCGCCGTGACCTGCCTGTTGGCGGCTACGTTGCGGGTATCTGCAAGGCGATTGACGAACCCGCAAAGGAACGTCTGAACATCGAGTGGGAAGTCGCAGAGGGCGAGTACAAGGGTTACTGGCGTGAGCAGACTGCTTCCCTTATCGAGCGTGGCAAGCTGAATCAGGGCGAATGGGCATGGGGCGGCAAGACCATCAAGAGTTACAAAGAAAAGGCGTTGCCCTTCTTCAAGGGCTTCATCACCGCTGTGGAGCAGTCCAATCCCGGCTACAAGTTCAACAACGATGAAAAGACCCTGCGTGGCAAGCTGGTAGGCGTAGTTCTCCGTGAGGAGGAGTACATGGGCAACGATGGCAACATCAAGACCAAGCTGGTCGTTGACCGCTTTAACAGCGTGGACAAGATTCGTTCCGGCGATTATGAGGTCAGACCGAAGAAAACGTTGGCTGGTGGAGCTGGCTCCGCTCCCGATACTGGCGATTTTGCCGTGATTGAGGGCAATGCAGATGACCTCCCCTTTTGACGAGTGAAGTGCCGACTGCCTACCTTATATAAGAGCTGCGCTATCTGGCTGGACGGGCGTTTGGAAAGATGAAAGTTTTAGTTGCTTGTGAGGAATCGCAGGAAGTCTGCAAAGCATTCCGGGCAAAAGGTCACGAAACCTACTCCTGCGATATTCAAAAGCCGTCTGGCGGTCATCCAGAGTGGCACATCTTGGGCGATGCTCTCAAGGCTGTTGAGGGGGGGCAAGTCGTGACGATGGACAGCATAACGCATGACGTTGGCAAGTGGGACTTGCTTATTGCACACCCGCCTTGCACCTACTTGTCAAACGCTGGCGCACGATTCCTTTACCCAAAAGGCGTTCTGAACGAAGAACGGTTGCGTAAAGGGCTGATGGCAAAAGATTTCTTCCTGCGGTTTTGGTGGGCTGACATTCCGAAAATCGCAGTCGAGAATCCGATTCCGTCATCCGTCTACTGTCTACCGAAGTACACGCAGACGATTCAGCCGTATCAGTTCGGGCATCCGTTCAAAAAGAAAACGTGCCTTTGGTTGAAAGGTCTGCCGGAGTTGAAATCGACCAATGAAATCCCGGTTGAACAGTGCGAAAGCACGAAGGTTGCTGGGAACTGGTTCAATCACGGCGGTAAAGACCGACAAGCAAACAGAGCAAAAACATTTCCCGGCATTGCAAAAGCAATGGCTGAACAGTGGGGCTAAACGAATGATTACCTGTTGTCACAACTGCACATCACGCTACACAGCCTGTCATGACACTTGCGAGAAGTACAAGGCAGAGAAGCAAGACTTTGGGGAACGCAAGGCATTCGTGTATGAACTGAACCACAGCCAGAGCGTGTACCACCGTGACTACGAGGACAAACACCGGGAACGTGGCAAGAAGCGGTTTCTCGGAAGTGAATTTAGAGGTGAACGAGGATGAGACTTGTTGACGTAGAGCCGTTTATTGAAGCGTGGAAGAAAAGCGGGAACGGCAAAAAAGACAAAGCTAAAGCGCTTATGAACAGCGGAATTTACTCTGAATACGAAAAAGGCGTTGCCCTTGACTGCGTTGCCGACCTTGTTTTGGCACTTGCCGAACAGCTTGAAAACGCTCCATCAACTGCGTGGACAAGTGTAAAAGACAAACAACCGGAAGAAGATGGAATTTATCTTGTCGTTTACGATTTTTGGAACTGGGAAAATCTGATTGCAACAAGAGAGTTTGTAAACGGGAAGTGGGTTGACAATAAAAACCCAGTCAAGTTCTGGATGCTGATTCCTAAAATTCCGGGAGACAACGCATGAAAACCGGCAAGCAGTTTGAAGCGGACTTCAAGGCATCCGTCCCGTCCGATGCGTGGTGCTACCGTCTGAAAGACAGTGCCGCCACCTACTACGGCGGCAACGAGAACCTGTCTTTTTCCATCGACAACATATGCGACTTCCTTGTGTACCGATACCCGATGAACCACCTGTTTGAGCTAAAAACCATCGAAACGCACTCTATCCCTTTGGAAAAGGTGTTCGGAAATTACGACAAGACAAAGTGCAAATACCGCAAGGAAAAGCACATTACTGACATGGTTGATGCAATGGGGTACAGAGGTCAGACCGCCCATGTGATAGTCAATTACAGGGCGGTCAACCGCACCTTTGCAATCCCTGCCAGCAAAGTTCTGGCGTTCCGTTACAACGAGAGCCGCAAGAGCATCCCTTGGCAATGGGCAGAGCAAGAGGGGATAGAGGTCAAAGCGAAAAGGCTGCGTGTCCATTGGCGGTATGACGTGAATGGACTGCTAAAGAGATTGGAGAAAGAACATGGCATTGATATGTAATAGGTGTGGTGAAACATTTACACTTGAGGAATATAACAAAATGAAGAACAAACTTGAAGTTCGGCCAATAATCGGTGGAGAAGAAGGATGGAGCGTTCTTCTTTGCCCCTCTTGCATGGCAAAACTGAACGACTGGCTGAAAGGAGAACAGAAGTGAGCAAGAAAGTTTCAGACATTCTGCCAAAGACTGAAATCTTGGCGCAGTTGGCAGAAGAAGCGTCCGAACTGGCACAGGCTGCATTGAAGTTGCGCCGTGCGCTGGATGGCACGAACCCGACACCGAAGAGCGTTGCGGAGTGCGAAGCGAACCTCTTGGAAGAATTTGCAGACATAAGTAACGCAGTCAATGCTTTATGCAATGCTTGGTTTGGAGATGACCTCGATTCCGAATGCGAATTTTGGGACGCAGAGTTTGAAATTAAGGACGCCAAATACAAACGCTGGCTCTCTCGGCTTGAAGCAAAGGAGCAGAACAATGGATAAGGAACAGCTTGCCATCGCACGGTTGCAGGACGCTGCACGGCTGTCTGAGCATCGGTACAAGAAGCCGTTGATGGTCACATACTCTGGCGGCAAGGATTCACAGGTGCTTGTGGCACTGGCAGAACGTGCCGGAATCAACTTTGAGGTGGTCAACAGCCACACCACCGCAGATGCACCGGAGACGGTCTACTTCATCCGTGAGCAATTTAAGGTGATGGAAGAACGTGGCATCAAATGCTCCATTGTCATGCCACGATACAAGGACAAGCCTGTGTCTATGTGGACGCTGATTCCTCAAAAGCTGATGCCACCTACAAGACTTGTGCGGTACTGTTGTGCCGTTCTCAAAGAAAATACTGGCCGCGATAGATTTATCGCCACCGGCGTTCGCTGGGCTGAATCCGCACGGCGCAAGAACAGTCGTGGCGTGATGGAAGTAATGCACAAAGACCCTGCAAAGCGAATCATCCTCATGGGAGACAATGACGAAAAGCGACAGTTATTCGAGACTTGCAACCTCAAGGGCAAAATGACCGTCAATCCTATTGTGGACTGGTCAGACGATGACGTATGGGACTATACGCACTGCGAACATCTTCCTATCAATCCGCTGTATTGCGAGGGACAAAAACGTGTTGGCTGCATCGGTTGTCCTATGGCCAGTAGGGGGGGCAGACAGCGTGAGTTCATGCGCTGGTCTGCATACGAGAAAATGTACATTTCAGCGTTTGAAAGAATGCTTGATGTCCGAAAAGCGAAAGGCTTGCCGTGTGACTGGCAGACTAGCATGGACGTTTTCCGCTGGTGGATGGAAGATGACAACATCAGCGGTCAGTTGAGCATGGACGATCTGATGGAGGATAACAATGTTTGAGTTCGTAACCCGTTGGCTGGTCTGTCTAGTCCTGCTGGCGGTAGTGGTTCAATCAGAGCGGACAATCAAAGACACGGCAAACAGCCTGTTTGAGAAACGGCAGGCAATGCTTGTCTGGCTGTTCGCCAACGTGTGTCTGGTCGTTTGTACGGCAGTTGTGATGGGGTGGAAATGATGAAAATTTGTGACATTGAGAGAAAAGAAATTAACTTTGGGTGTCTGGAATGTGGAGATGTGTTTGAGCTGAACGGCGAAATTTTAATGAAAGCCAGCGTGAAACTTTCGATAAGCGAGTTGTCTGGTGGCATCAGCTTGAAAAGCGGAGCGTTTTTGCAGATAGATGAACTTTTCCCCGTCAAGATGGTAAACGCTCATCTCCAGTTGGAGGGCTAAGAAAAATAATGAACAGATATAACATTGAAAAGAGCATGGAAAGAAGCCGCAGAAGATTTGCGATTTTTCAAGGCATTGTGATTGCTTTTATTGCAATCATAGCAGTTTCGTCTATTGTACTTTCCATCTTTATGTATAAGGGCTTGTTTTCGGCAGACATTCCCGAATGGATGAAGTGGGCGTTTGTATTTCTTGGGAGGTAAATATGGAAATTAAATCAAGAAACGATATTCCGATGCTGTTTGGCGATATTGATGTTGCGGAAGCATTTTACAAACATTCAGAGCTTTACATGAAAACGGAAAATGTTTCGACTGCAATAGTAGGAAGTGGGAGTTGCAATACATTGATTTACAATGCTGTCAACTTAAAAACTGGCTCATTCAAAAGTTTTGTTGGGACGGAAAATGTGCAGATAGCCAAAGTGCATATCGAAAGGGAATAACCAATGGACAACGAACTTTACTGTCCGATGAAGATGACCAGCAATCCGCTTGGTCGGTGCGTTTGCGAGAAAGAAAAGTGTGCATGGTGGCGGCAGTTGGACAACTGCTGTTCCGTCTGGTGGATTGCATGGAAGCTAGACAAAATCGAAATGACGATGGAGATGTGAGAACGTGAAAAAGCGAATTTACCTTGTTCTTGAAACCGAAACAGACGAGGATGACAAGAGTATTCGTAGCGATATTGAACAGGAATTAGGGATGGCTACGCACTATTTTGAAACCTGTTCTTATAGTGAAATTGGCTTTGATGGCTTGTGGAGAAGCACATTTGAGAAGCCACCTAAGAAAGAAGATGCAGATGAAAACGGCTATGTGATGGCGATTGCCGGGCAAATTACAAAGTCCGATTGCGTGGGTTATCCATATAAGTGGTTGTGGAATGTTGTTGCAAAGCATCCATGCGCATACCCTGTTTGGAAGCCTGTCAAGGAGGTCTGATACATGGCAACACCCCCGAAGCGTGGTCGTGGCAGACCGCCGCTGACCGAAGCTGAAAAGAAGAAGCGTGAGAAGCGAGCGCAAAAGGCGAAAGAGGAAGCCGCTGCAAAGCGTGAAAAAGAGCGCGAGAAGAAGCGGATACAAAACCTGAACAAGAATAAGAGCATCCGATCACAGGTCAGCAAGAAGGTAAAGGAGCAACAGGCGTTGGCTATCGAGAAGTCGAAGATGATGAACACAGGCGATTTGCAGTCACGAATCGGCGATGAAGAGGACAAGAAGGTCATCGGCATGATTGCAGCCAAGTACTTTGGCGACCTTCCGAGCGTTGACATGAATAACCCGATTGAAGTGCAGCAACGCCTTGACTTCTTCTTTGACGCTTGCATTGAAGCTAGAATCTCCCCTGTGGTGGAATGGATTGCACTTGTGCTGGGCATCGAATGGGTGAGTCTGAAACAGATTATGGCGGGCAAACGCCGTGATGATAGCTTGCAGCAGAAATACATCCTTAAGCTGATTCTGCAAATGCAGTCTATGTGGGCATACAACGGTATGTACGGTCAGGAGAACCCAGCAGAGTGGATTTTCCGAGCCAAGAACTACTTTGGTATGCGTGACAACGTGGAAGTCACCGTTGCACCTCCTGAACAGCCGTTGGGTGATGCTCAGAGCGCAGAACAGCTGGCGCAGAAGTACCAGACGGCTTTGCCGAAGGGGATTGACGTGGAGTACAGAGAGGTGACGGACAATGCAAACTGACAGAGGAATCTACCACAAGCGAGTATGCGACCGCTGCGGAGCGGTTCTAGGCGGTAGGATGATGAACCCTGACGAATACTTCAAGGACTGGGCGTGGCGCAGAGACACAGGCGACCTGTGCCCGGAGTGCTATGCGGAGTATAAGCGAGTGATCGGGAAGTTCAACAGGGGAAAGAGAGGTGCGAGAAAATGACTTTGCTCGGAATTTATAGATGCAAACAATGCCATGCCGTGTTTAACGTTCGTGGATTTGGGAGCTTATCTCGTAACACGGCTGAAAAACTTTTTGAAAAGACAAAAACTGTAACTGTGTTTATATCTGGCGAAATGCCCGATGAAATAGTCACCCACCGTTGTGACCCAGTAACAGTGGGAGAATGTGAACGTATTGGCTGGAGGAAAATCGAATGAATTTCTACTGCACCACCGAACACTGCTCTTGCATGGGCATTAAACAGTTCTCTGCTGGCAAGGCTATCCGATGCACGGCAGAATCCTGTAAGAACAAATCTGAGCCGTCCTGTGGCTCTTGCAAATGGTACGCAGAGCCAGAGGGCGTGTGCGTGAACGACCAGTCAGAACACGTTGCAGACTTCGTGTGGGATGAACGTGGATGCAAGGAATGGGAGAAAAAAGAAAATGAGCTATGATATTTCACTGTGCGACCCAGTGACGCACAAACCGCTTAAAGCGGATAGTACGCATTTTATCGCTGGTGGTATGCGCGCTATGGGCGGTACAAAAGAACTGTGGCTTAACGTCACTTATAACTATGGTCAGTTCTATTATCGTCCGGAAGTGTTTGGAGAGGGTGGCATCCGCTCCATTTACGGCAAGACAGGTGCAGAGAGCATCCCGATGCTTGAAAAGGCTATCTCTGCACTGGGCGATGATGTGGACGATAGCGACTACTGGAACGCCACAGAGGGCAACGCCAAACGTGCTTTGTATGGTCTGTTGGCGTTTGCGAAGATGCGCCCTGACGGTGTGTGGGATGGAGATTAACCGATGGCTAACGCACTTTGGCATCCAGCAAGCGAACCTCCACGAGAGCGGACACAGCCTTTGTTGCTTGCGACTAAGACAACGTGGCGTGACAAAGATGGAAAAATGTTGCAAGGAATTTCGCCAACAGCGTACTTTCTTGGCTGTTACGCAGACGGTCAGTTCTGGGATGAGATAGGCGAGAGATTGCCAAAAGATGTGACGGTGACGCATTGGATGGCGTTTCCGATGGTATAGGTGATAATATGAACGAATGGATTAGTGTAAAAGATAGATTGCCCACTGTTCCGAAAAACGATTTTGCCAGCGATTATGTTCTGGTTCACGATAAAAAAGCTGGTGACTGGGTAGCCTATTATGATGCAAACGGTGGTTGGTGCGAAGCAAGAGAGTGCATCCCATTCAAAGATGTTACGCATTGGATGCCTATGCCCGAACCGCCTACGGAGGACTAAAGATGGATGGATTTGAAGCACCGACAAAAGCGATGAACCGATGCGCTGCATCGCTTGAACAGCTTGCAAATGCTATCAGACAGTTTGAAACGCAGTGCAGTCACATTAAGCGGAAGAACAAGCGACCTGTGTACTGCAAGGGCGAAAGGCTGCATGATGGCTACAAGCGAATCGTGAGAACGAGAGAGGGATTTAGAAAATGACAGAACTTAAGAAATGCCCGTTCTGCGGTGGAGAAGTGACTATTGCAGAAACAGGAACTGACACAAAGAAATGGATGTTTGTTTCAAGAGCGCGCGGAGAGAACAAATGCACTTGTCGTGTTTTCATGGAAAGTGGGGAGTATTGGTTTGATTGCCCTGAAAAGGACAAGGAAAGAATCAAGGCCGACCTTATCGAAGCATGGAATAAACGCTACAAAGAGGACTGAGCATGGACAAAAAACGAGACAGCTTTACATTCCAACGATACTACTTTGAAGCCATTTCCACGCTGAAAAGCAAAGAGAAGCTGGAACTATACGATGCAATCTGTGCATACGTTTTTGAAGAAAAAGACGCAACTTTGAACTCAAAAAAAGCAGAATCTTGTTTCATTTTGATTAAGCATCTGCTCGATGAAGAATCGAAAAGAAGCGATATTGCGTCAAAAGGATGGTCCACACGAAAGTCAGCTCATCCTCATGTCATAAATGAGATGAAGGTCAGTTCATCTATGAGTTCAAAGTCAGATGACGATGAACGCATGGCATCAGCTGACAATCATGTGAACGTCAAGACCTTGCCTGAAAGTGCAGTCAAGAAGAAACCTGACATCTTCTCCGACTTTGCTTATGGCGATAAAGCACTACTGGAAACCCTGCGAGAGTTCGCACAGATGCGTACAAGAATCAAGAAGCCCATGACAGACCGGGCAAAACAGATGCTCTGCACCAAGCTGGAAAAGTTTGATCGGCACGACTGGAAAGCCATCCTCGACCAGAGCATCTATGCCGGATGGCAGGACATTTACGCATTGAAGCAGGATGACCAGTACGAGCAGAGTACGGAGATGGAGTTTCCTAGACTATGACAATGGACGTTCAAACGGTATTTATCGGTGCGCTGATGCTCTGCAAGCCGGGCGTTGTGGATGAAATCATACCAGACCTTGAACTTGACTTGTTCAGACCGGAACTAAGAGACGCTTTTGCGGCTGTTCAGGGCTATTGGACGGCTAGGGGCAAGATAGATATAGTCGAGATAAACACGCAGCATCCAGACGTAGCACAGACGCTCTTGGCGTGTGTACAGACCTGTGAATCGGAGTGTGTACGCATTGACAGGGAACAGATGCAGCGTTGGGCACAGCTTATCAGAGAACAAGCCGCACTCACTCGTGTGCAAGGTCTGGCGTTTCAGATGACCAGTGAGCTTACCGACTATTCTGATCTATCGGACATTTACCAGCAGATGGGCGAAGCAATGAGCCTGAAAGCTGAGGAAGAAGATGCGTGGACATACGAGGATGTGCTGAACGACTATGTGCTTCACATGGACGAGAAGCCTGTGTATATCAAAACAGGCCTAGAGCGTCTGGATGAAGCGCTGCACATCTCTCCGGGTGATTTTATCATCATCGGCGGCAGACCGTCTGCGGGCAAGACAGCCCTGTCTCTGCAAATAGCAGCAAGCATGGCAAAGCAGGACTACACCGTGTACTATTTCAGCTTAGAAACCAGCAAACGCAAGTTGGGCGCACGTCTGATGGCTAATCAAATATATTGCCCTCTGGACACGGTGAAAAATAAGGCGGTCAGCTTGAATGAGATTGACGGACAGGCAAAGAACATGAAGATGCCCCTATATATCCGCTCCGCTGCCGGAAAGAACGTGTCGTGGATGAAGGCTCAGGCTCTGCGTAAAAAGGCTCAAGTCATCTTTGTAGACTATCTTCAACTCATCCACGAAACAGGCGCAAAGGACAGATATGCCGCCATTACAGCCATATCCATTGCCCTGCACGAACTGGCACAGACCACAGGCATTGTCGTGGTGGCGCTGGCACAGCTTAATCGAAACCCATCCAAGCCCGGAGCAACGCCTACCAACTCCGACTTGCGAGAGAGCGGGCAGATTGAACAGGACGCAGATGCAATCATCCTTCTGTCCGGCGATAACCCCGACAAGTACCTGTTCCGGCTAAGCAAGAACAAGGAAGGTGGGATAGGCGACCTTCCGATCACGTTTAACAAGCAGATTCAACGGTTTCAAGAGTATACTTGGATGGATTGATACCGTCTGAACCCCATAAATATTTTTCACTACACAAAATACAGGAGGAAAACAACTATGGCACTTACCAACATCGAACGTGAGACTATCATCAACTTTAACGCAGCGGAAGATACCGCAGAAATCTACACGGCTGACCCGGTTTACATTCGCAAGCTGGACAAGCTCTGTGAGCAGTTCCCCGATACATACAAGTTTATGGCGGAGCTGTCTGCCAAGCGGTGCAAGGAATCTAAGACCTATTCGATGCCGAAACGTCTTGTGAAGTTCCGGCCGCCTGTCACTCGTGAGATCAGCGAAGAGCAGCGTGAAGCATTGGCAGAGAGCCTGCGTAAGGCAAGAGAAGCCAAGAAAGCCAAGAATATCTAATCTTAGCTCGCGCGGCTACAAAACTACTGTATCAGAAAGCATGGAATGGTGTCAGGTGGTAAAACTACCCTCTGCGACTATTCCATGCTTTTTTCTCTTGTTATTTATCAGGGTGAAACGGCAAGGTCTGAATTTGAGAAAGAATCGTCTAATCGCAGGGCTGATTGAGACGAAAGCAAGATGCGTAAAACAAAAAACGCTTTGACTATCACTTTCGCAAATGGCTTTCAAATTTTTGTCCCCTTTCCCCCTTGTTTCCTCTTCCCCCCTTTTGCCCCCCTCTTTCCCCTA